GTTCTGTACGGATTCGGCGCCGCGCCCCAACTGCCTGATGGCACTCCGGTGACCTATCAGCAGGGTGGCGTGCTCTTCCTCAAGCGCTATGTGTACAAGGTGTATGGCCTCGCCTTCGCCCTGACCAAGGTGCTCGTGGAAGACGGCGACCACATCCGTATCGGTCAGGTGTATGCCCGTCACCTTGCACAGTCCCTGGTGGAAACCAAGGAAACCCTGTGCGCCAATGTGCTGAACAACGCCTTCACCGGCGGCCAGTATGCAGGCGGCGACGGCGTGGCGCTGAACAGCGCTTCTCACCCGATCGTGAACGGCACTTTCTCCAACCTGCTGACCACGGCAGCCAACCTGTCCCAGACCTCTCTGGAGCAGATGCTGATCCAGATCCGTCAGGCTGTGGACAACAACGGCAAGAAGATTCGTCTGGTGCCCCGCCAAATCGTGGTGGCTCCTGGCAACATCTTCCAGGCCGAAGTGCTGCTGAAGTCCGTGCTGCGTGCCGGTAACGCCAACAACGACATCAACCCGATCAAGTCGATCGGTCTGTTGGACGAAGGCGCTGCTGTCCTGTCGCGTCTGACCTCGCCCACCGCATGGTGGGTGCAGACGGATGCTCCGGAAGGCATGAAACTCATGATGCGCCGTGGCCTGGAGAAGACCATGGAAGGTGACTTTGAGACCGACACCATGCGGTACAAGGCCACCGAGCGTTACGATGTGGGCTTCACCGATCCTCGCGCCATGTACGGCACGCCGGGTGTCTAAATCCAAGCGGGGGCTTCGGTCCCCGCGTTTTTAAGGAGCAAGACAATGGCACAAACCTACTTTGGTAGCACGGTTCGGGCGGGTTCGGGTACTCTGACTGATACCACCGACGGTGGATTCATGGTCCTCATGCAGACCACGACGGCGACTACGGTCTCCGCGGGTACTGCTGTGACGAGCACGATCACCATCCCGGCGGACTCGCAGATCATCAACTTTTTCATTGACTGCACCACGACCCCGGTTGTGGGTGGCGGCACGGCTACGGCTGTGAATGCCACGATCGGCACGGCCGCTGCGGGTACCCAGTACCTGTCGGCGACTGATGTGATTGCAGGTGGTCGCGCTTCTCTGTCCTTCACCGCGGCTCAACTGACCGCGATGGAAGATGTGAACAACAACACCACTGTTGCTTTCACGATCGATCCCAACGGGACGGTTTCAACGACTCAGGGTGTGTACCGCCTCACGGTGGTCTACGCTCAGAAGGTCTAAGGAGGTCATCATGGGCCAGTTCAAACCGATGGTCAAAATGATGACCACCGAGCCTTCGGTGGAGTTGAAACTCAAGAAGGGCGGCGCCGTCACGATGATGAACGGTGGCGTGATGGGTGGCCTTGCGGCCGCTCCGTCTGCTGCTCCCGCTCGTGGCGGCATGATGCCGACTGCTCGCCCCAAGAAGCCTGGAATGGCCGCTCGTCGCGCTGCGATGATGGGTCGTCCCATGAAGGAAGGTGGCGAGACTGCAGCCGAGCACAAGGCCGAGATGGCCGCCATCAAGTCCGTGGACCGCAAACTGTCCAAGCACGCCGAAATGGCTGCGTCCAAGGCTCACAAGGGCCTGAAGACCGGCGGCGTCGTGATGGGTCAGGGCGGCTTCAAGGCGGGTGGCGTCATCAAGTCCACCAAGGGCGAGACCAAGATGGTCACGGCTGAAGGTGAGCACCACACCCCCAAGAAGACCGGCGAGGTCGTCATGGGCAAGCCTGCCGGTTATAAGAAGGGCGGCAAGGCTATGGGCGGTTCTTGCTATGCCAAGGGCGGCGGCGTCGAGGGCAATGTGTCCACGACTCCTCCTGGAAAGACCAACACCACTACGGGTGAGGTCAAGAAGGGCAACGCCGGTGGCTACAAGAAAGGTGGCTACGCAAAAAAAGCCTTCGCGGCGGGGGGCAGTGTTAACGACACTGGTCGTCCCGTCGCGTATCCCAAGCATCCCGTTTCTCAGCCGATCAAAAACACCAAGCAGTCGGGCACTTTCAAGCACGGCGGCAAGGTGAAGATGAATGAAGGCGGCAAGGTTCCTGTGGGAGCCCAGTCCGCCATCAAGCAGGCTGATGCCGAGCGTGCCTATCGTGACTACGAGAAGGCCGAGAAGGCGGAGAATGAGGCCATGCGCGAGACGATCCTCGGAGCACCCGGTCGGATGTTCCGGGCCGTCAAAGGCTTGTTCAAGGGCGAAGAGAAACCCGCGGGCAGTGTGACCAAGACTGAGAAGTCTGTAACTGTTGCACCGGCCAAGAAGCGTGGCGGATCAGTGAAGAAGTGCTGAACCAAGCGGGGGCTTCGGCCCTCGCTTTCTTTAAGGGATACACATGAAGGTTCAAACCGTATCGAAGACGGGCGTTGGCTCCAGTTCTTCTCTGGTGATGAACACCAACATCAGCCCGTTCAATGTGGGCTTTGGCGTGATCGTCAGCGGCACCGTGAACTACACCGTGCAGCACACTTTTGACGACCCGGCGGTTGGCTTTTCGACTTGGTTCTCACACCCCACAATCTCCAGTGAGACGACCAACCAGGATGGCAACTACGCATTCCCGGTGACTGGCATCAAGTTGCTCGTGAACTCGGGCGACGGCACGGCCACTCTGAAACTCATCCAAGCCGGTATCTGACATGGGCACGCTTGGCCACAATGGTGTTGCCAATCAGGCCAACACGACTGATGGCTTCGGCGGCAATGTCAATGCCGTCAATCCGGTCGGCGGGGGCATTGGCGAGGATGTTGGTGATGACGGGGTGGTTGACCTGTACGGCGCCGCTCCTGATGTCACCTTCTACATCGCCGACGAGACTGATCCCGGCTATGTCCTGCAAGAGGACGACGACAAAATCATCTTGGAGTCATCGTAATGGCTGACCGCGATGCAAACTGGTACAAGATTAGGAACATCTGGTACTGCATGATCCATAGAACCACAAACCCGGCTCATTCTGAGTTTGCAAGGTATGGAGCAAGAGGCATCGCTGTATGTGATGAGTGGCATTCGTTTGATCGTTTTTACTTGGACATGAAGGATGGCTACATACCGGGCTTGTCCATCGAAAGAATCGACAACGATCAAGGCTACTCGCTAGAAAATTGCAGGTGGGCAACAAAAAAAGAACAAGCCAACAACCGCCGCACGAGCAAGTTTTTTACCATTGACGGGGTCACAAAGACTCTTGCTCAGTGGATTGATGAATCGGGTTTGAAGGGCAGCACCGTTAGGCAGAGGCTTTATGCTTACGGATGGACTATTGAGCGTGCTCTATCCAAGAAAGTAGGAGGCTAAATTGGCTGACCAGAAAATCTCCGCGATGCCCAACGCTTTGACGCTGACGGGCGCAGAACTTGTCCCGTTGGTCCAAAGCGGCGCGAATGTAAAGGCAACGATTGCCACTTTGCGGGCCTTTGGCGCTGCATATGGCGCATTCAGTGACTCTACTGACCAGACGGGCAGCATCTCGGCCGGCACGGTGATCACCTTCAACACCACTGATGTGTCTGACGGCATCACCCTGGCCAGTAGCAGCCGCCTGACGGTCCCGGCCAATGGCATCTACAACCTGCAGTTCAGCGCTCAGTTCAAGAATACTGACAACGCGCAGCAGGACACTACCGTTTGGCTGCGAATCGACGGCACGGATCTTCCAAACTCCGCAACTCAGTACACGATTCCTGCCCGCAAGAGCGCCGGTATTTTCGGATACGGGGTTGCATCGCTGACTTTCCTGCTTGACCTGACGGCAGGTCAGTATGTGGAAATCCTGTGGGTTCCCACATCCACAACTGTGACTCTGGAGCACCTCCCGTTGAGCACATCTCCGGCATATCCGGCGATCCCGTCCATCATTGCCTCAATGATGCAGGTGGCCTGATCATGCCTCTGATCAAAGGCAAGTCCGAAAAGGCCTTCAAGGAGAACATCCGGGCAGAGGTCAAGGCCGGTAAGCCGGTCAAACAGGCTGTGGCCATCGCCTACGATGTTCAGAGACGGGCTCAACAGGGCAAAAAGGACGGCGGAAGCGTCTCTCTGGCCATCGGCCGGGGCGAAAAACTGCCCGCTTCCCAGGGCGCAGGGCTCACCGCAAAGGGTCGGGCCAAGTACAACCGCGAAACTGGGTCGAATTTGAAGGCTCCGCAGCCCCAAGGAGGCCCTCGGAGGGACTCTTTCTGTGCCAGGATGGGCCCGATCGCCGAAAAAAGCGAGAAAGGCAGCCGCGCAAGGGCCTCTATGAGGCGTTGGAACTGCCCAGGATGGTGAAGGAGGCCTGATGTCCTACTCAGACACCTACGGACAGGTCTTTCCGGTCCAAACTTTGATCGATCACGCCGCTCGGCGGTGTGGAAAACTGGCCGAAGAACTGACTTCTGAGCAACTTTTGAGTGCTCGGGAGTCTTTGGGCTTCGTTTTGACCAATCTGATCAACATCGGCATTCAATACTGGGCTGTTGAGAAGAAAGTCTTCGGTCTGACCCCCGAAAACTACATCTACACCCTCCCGAACGGGGCAAATGATGTCCTAAACGCCCTGTATCGCACGATGCAGCGGCCAAATGGGTCCTATACGACCTCTGCAGGGGGCAATGTGGCCCTGGTGGGTGACTCCAATGTCAACACCTACTGCCAACAGACCTCTGCCAACGGCAACATCTCCATCAACTTCGGCACGGACAACCCAATCTACGCCGGATCGATCGGTTTGCTGCCATATGTGTCTGGCGGAGGCTCGGCGACCTGGAATCTGATCTTTGAGTACAGCACTGACGGTTCAACCTGGAGCACTCTTGAGGATCTGGGCACTGTTGTCGTGACGGACAACGAGTGGATCTGGACGGACATCAATCCTGGCCAGAGCGTGCAGTATTACCGGGTCCGGGCCTACGGTGGAACGACCCTGGCGCTGCGCGAGTTCTGGGTCGGCAACATGAGCCAAGAGATCACGATGGCTCGCCTGAACCGGGACGACTACACGAACCTGCCGAACAAGAACTTCACGGCCAATCAGCCCTATCAGTTTTGGTTCAACCGCACGGTGCCGAACCCGCAGATCTACCTGTGGCCGGTCCCCTCGAACCCGTTTGTGCAGATGACGGTCTGGTACTCCCGGCAGATCATGGATGTGGGTGACCTGACGGATGAACTGCAGATCCCGCAGCGGTGGTACATGGCGGTGGTGAATATGCTCGCCCACCAGATGGCCATGGAACTGCCGGCCATCCCGATGGAGCGCATTCAGTACCTTGAAGTTCAGGCTGAGAAGTACCTGAATTTGGCCGAGGCAGAGGAGCGCGACAAGTCGCCGATCTACTTCGCGCCTAACATTTCTGTATACACGAGGTAAGGATGCCGGTCTTCCTCGACACCTTCGGCAACGCCTCTCTGGCGATCTTCATCTGCGACCGATGCAAGATGAAGCGGCCGATGGACGAGCAGATGTCGGACCCGAACTTCCCGGGGCTGCGTGTCTGTCAGCAGGGGTGCGCGGACGAGAAGGACCCCTACCGGCTTCCGGCCCGCAAGACTGAGCGCATCAACCTGCGTTTCCCTCGCCCGGATGTGAGCGTGGCTCTAGACCCGAACAACCTCGTCACCGACAATGACGGGGACTACATCATCTCCACCGAGGGCAATACGGACACGCCCGAGAACAACGGCAACCTCGACGGAATTTCGGTGACACCAGATGGCTAATCAAACCATTTCCCAACTTCCGGCAGCCGGCCCCATCACGGGGACGGAACTGGTGCCCATCGTCCAGAACGGCGGTACTTATCACACCACGACCGGTGCGATCGCCAACTCTCCGACGCAGACTCAGACTTTTCTGACGGTTCAGAACGAGCCGACGCTGAACAACAGCCGGTTCTTTTCGACGGACGGCAATTTCACCCTGACTGACGGCGGAGCGCAGTCTTTCCTGCGCATTAACCTGATCGGGGCGCCTGCAGATCTGGCCATCGCAGGCAACGGCATCGTCGCCAAGACCTCTCTGACCACGGTGGCCGCCCGCACGATGACCGCGGGCAGCAACGGCATCTCTATCTCCAACGCAGACGGTGTCTCTGGCAATCCAACCTTCTCCCTGACTGGGCAGGTTCTGAGCCTCGCCAACGCCTCTGGAGCGGGTTTGGTGGCGCTGCCCAACAACGGCACTGTCACGCCTCGATCCATCCAGGGCACGGCCTCTGAGATTGATGTCGCCAACGGCAACGGTGCCGCGGGAGACCCGACGATCGGTCTGGCCGACAACCCGGTCGTTCCGGGCTCCGAAGGCATCGTCTTGCCTTCCGGCAACACGGGAGACAGGTCTGGTTCTCCTGTCAACGGAACGCTGCGCTACAACACGCAGACGGGCGTGTTTGAGGGCTACGCCAACAACGCCTGGGGCTCTATTGCTGCGGGAACCGGGGTGACCTCGGTGGGTCTGGCCATGCCGGCCGACTTCACCGTCTCTGGCTCTCCGGTGACCTCCACGGGCACGCTGACGGCTGCCTGGGCAAGTCAGGCCGCCAATCTGGTCTTCGCCTCTCCGAGCGGGACTTCTGGCACGCCGGGGTTCCGTGCTCTGGTCAACAACGATCTCCCCAACTCGGGCGTTGTGGCAACCACTTACGGCTCGGCGTCTGCTGTCCCGGTGTTTGTGGTCAACGCTAAGGGCGTGATCACGAGCGTGACCGACACGCCTATTGCGATCGCCAACACTCAAGTGTCTGGTTTGGGCACGATGTCCACGCAGAACGCCGGTTCTGTGGCCATCACGGGCGGGAACATCAACGGCACGACGATCGGCAACACGACGCCTGCAGCCGGAACTTTCTCCTCCATTGCAGCAACTTCCGGCACGGTCAGCACGACACCTGCCAACGCCACCGACATTGCCAACAAGCAGTATGTCGATGGCCTCGTCACCTCCGGCATCACCTACCACGCTGCGGTGAAGTACGAGGTTCCGGTCACGACTGGGAACCTGACAGCGACTTACAACAACGGCACCGCCGGTGTAGGTGCTACCCTGACCAACGCCGGGACTCTTGCGGCTTTCGCCCCGGATGGCCCGACCGCCGCTCCCGGCGACCGGATTCTGATCTACAACCAGACCAACGCCTTCGAGAACGGCGTCTATACGGTTACCACGGTTGGTGATGGATCTACCCCCTGGGTGCTGACTCGGGCCACGGACGCCGACTCCTACGGCTTGAAGGACCCCAACGCTCTCGGCCAGGGGGATGCGTTCTTCGTGACCTCCGGTAATACCGGAGCGGGCGAGACCTATGAGTGCAGCACGGTCGGGACGATCACCTTCGGGGTGACGGCCATCAACTTCGTGCAGATCTCGTCTGCCCAGGTCTACAACGCCGGGACGGGCTTGAACCTCTCGCCGTCTACGACCTTCAACATCTCCAACACGGGTGTTGCGGCGGGCAACTACGGCAGCGCGTCTTCTGTTCCGGCGATCTCGGTCAACGCTCAGGGGCAGATCACTTCTGCGACCAACACCTCGATCGCCATCGCGGCTTCGCAGGTCACCTCCGGAACCCTGGCGGTGGCTCAGGGCGGGACCAACATCGCGTCCTATGTGGCCGGAGACCTGATCTACGCTTCTGCCACGACGACCCTATCCAAACTGCCTATCGGGACGGCGGGTCAGGTTCTGACCTCGTCTGGCTCCGCTCCGCAGTATGTGGATCAGTCGACCCTGTCTGTCGGGTCTGCCACCAACGCCTCAAATGTGGCGGTGTCCCTGGACTCCACGAACAGCACCTACTACCTCGGTGTGTACAGCACCACGACCGGCAATTTGCCGACCAAGGTAGTGACTGGATTGACCGTTAATCCCTCCACCGGAAAAATCACCGGTGGGATCTCCGGAGGAACCTTCTGATGGCTCAGGCAGGCTACACACCAATTCAAATTTACTACTCGACGACGACAACGAATGTCCCGTCGGCAGGCAATCTGGCAGATGGCGAACTGGCCATCAACACGGCTGACGGCAAGTTGTTCTACAAGGACAACCTGGGGGCGGTGCAGACGATCGCCACCAAGGCCGGCGCAAGCGGCGATGTGGTGGGCCCCGCATCTGCCACCAATAACGCGATCCCGACCTTTGACGGCACGACCGGCAAACTGATCAAGGACAACTCTGCTGTCACGATCTCGTCCGGGATCATCGCCGCCACAGGGTTTTCTGGCCCCCTGAACGGATCTGTCGGCGCGACGACCCCGAGCACGGTGGTGGCCACCCAGGTCAACATCACCGCTCAGGGCGACCTGCGGCTTGAAGACACCACCGGCGGCCAGTATGTGGCTCTACAGGCCCCGGGAACAGTCGCCACCAATGTGACCTTCACCCTTCCAGGCGCGGACGGCACAAACGGTCAGGCGATCATCACCGACGGGTCTGGAAACTTGTCCTTCGGTAACGCGGGCATCAGCACGGGCAAGGCCATCGCTATGGCCCTTATCTTTGGCTTCTAGCGTCCAAAAGTCATCAATGATCTTCGGCTTCTAAGGGTACATCATGGCAAATCCCAACATCGTCAATGTCACCTCCATCTACGGGAACACAGCCTATGTGATCCCGAGTGGAACCACCGCCACTACCTCGTGGACGACTAACGGCACGACCTCTCTGACGGGCCTCACGCCTGCGGCGAACACAGTCAACCGGGTCACGAGCATCGTGGTGACAAACACGACCTCTAGCGCGGCAACGGCTACGGTGGCTATCGCCAACAACGCTACCTTCGGCAGCGGCACGGTGATCGCATACTTGGCCTACCAAGTTTCTGTCCCGGCAAACACCTCGCTGATCGTGACCGACAAGACCACCTCCTTCTATGTCACTGAGAACCAGTCGGTGGGTGTGACCTCGGGCACGGCTTCGGCTCTGACCTACACCGCCTCGTACGAAGCAATCACATGAACTGAGGGGTAAGCCATGTCGATGCGTTACCCCGGGGGCTTCATTGCCTCTACACCTGTTACTGCGGGATACCCTTCGGGAGTATGGACGCAGGCGCAGGCCATCCCGTATCAGGCTCAGAATGTGTGGACTCGGGATCAGTTTTGGCCCTACACCACCCTGCTGCTGCAAGGCGATGGGGCGGTTAACGGTGCTCAGAACAATACTTTCCTAGACAGCAGTTCCAACAACTTCACCATCACCCGGAACGGGAACACGACTCAAGGCAGTTTCACGCCTTATGAGCAGGATGGGTACTGGAGTAATTATTTTGATGGAACGGGTGACTATTTAAGAGTTGCCGACAGCACTGCGTTTGATCTGCCGGGAGACTTCACTCTTGAGTTTTGGATATATCCAACTGCATCCGGATTCGGTGTAGTGCTTGGAAGTGAAGATAGTGGCCAAAATGGTTTCGTTGTTTTCAATGGAACCAACATGGGTGTTTATGGTAACGGCGCGTCGATCATCAGCGTGTCAAGCGCGATTGTTTTGAACGCGTGGCAGCACATTGCCGTTGTTCGTAGCGGGACATCGCTTAAGTTCTATTTGAACGGCACTGAGCGTGGCTCAGCAACAAACTCAACTTCATTTACAGGTGTGGCCGGAAACGGGTTTGCTGTTGCGGCAACTTATACCAATACTTATATTACAAGCGGCACAGGATATTTTTCAAATGTGCGCCTTGTTAAGAGTGCGGTTTACACCACCAACTTCACGCCTCCCACAGCCCCGCTGACAGCCATTACAAACACCTCTCTCCTGACCTGCCAGTCCAACAGGTTCATCGACAACTCCACCAACGCCTTCGCCATCACCCGTAACGGGGATGTCTCAGTCCAAGCCTTCCAACCCTTCCCCGGTGCTACTACCTACAGTGGCACTGTGTTGGGTGGGAGTGGGTATTTTGATGGAAGTGGAGACAGCCTAACCCGAGCGTTTACATCTACCACGGATGGGATGTATCCGCAGGGAACCACATACACCGTTGAAGCATGGGTCTATCCTACTGCAATCAGTGGGTACATTTATGTAACTGAAGCAACCAATACTTCAAATTACGGCACTTGGAAACTTTATATAGGTGGTTCTAGTCAGTTTGGTTTTGATTATCGCCCGACAACTGGTGGAACATATACAACTGTTGCATCAAGTGCTGCTGTTGCTTTGAATAGTTGGTATCATGTTGCAGTTTCAGTATCCGCCGGTAGTGCAAGACTATTTGTAAACGGTACTCAAGTCGGATCAACAACAACCATATCGGCTATTTCATTTACACCTGTAGGTGCAACTGTAGGAAATTCAGTCAATGGTTTTGATACTGCGTTTTTTACGGGTTACATCAGCAATTTAAAAATCACGCAAGGAACAGCAAATTACACTTCAAACTTTACGCCGCCCTCATCGCCTTTGACTGGAGGCAGTCTCTTACTCAACTTCACCAACGCCGGTATCTCTGATGCCGCAGTGATGAACGACTTGGAAACCGTAGGCAATGCCCAAGTCAGCACCAGTGTGGTGAAGTACGGCACGGGGAGTATGGCGTTTGATGGCAGCGGGGATTACCTCCGTACCCCTGACGGCCCGAATACTGAACTTGGTAGCGGCGACTTCACCCTTGAGTGTTGGGTCAACTTCAATAGCCTGCCTGCGTCAAACGGCCATCAGGCCACATTCGTGTCGAAGTGGGCGACCAATAATGCGTCGTATGAGTTCTACCTGTATAACAACGCAGGCACGCAACAGTTGTACCTGACCTACTCGACGAACGGGACTGCAAGCACAAACCTTGGGGTGAATTGGACTCCTGCTACCGGCGTGTGGTATCACATTGCCTGTGTACGCAATGGCGGCAATTTGACCTTTTGGGTGAATGGAACTCAGCAGGGCGCAACGCAGACCATCAGCGGGACTTTGTTTGATGGCAGCGCAGGGATTGAGGTTGGCGGGTTTGTCGCTGGCAGCGCGAATACCGTCCTCAACGGCTACATAGACGACCTCCGCATCACGAAGGCGGCCCGTTACCTGACATCTTTCACTCCCCCGCCTGCGCGGATGCCCGGACAGTAAGGAAGCACAATGAGCCAACGGTACATCGGTGGACTGATCTACAACCCGCCCGGTGGGTTCTCGGGGTACTTTGACGGGAATGGGGATTATTTAAGCCTCGCAAGCAATGCGGCGTTTGCGATGGGGACGGGTGATTTCACCGTCGAGGGGTTCTTATATCTACCCACCACACAAAACTTCGGCACTCTGTTCCTTTCGTCTACTACCGGCTCAGGGGATTCGCTTCATGTTCAGATCAGCAGCGCCAACAAGGTTCGCGTAACTAACGCAACAACCGAGTTTTTGCTTGGTACTAACGCCATCCCTCTGAATACTTGGTCGCACATTGCAGTTGTTCGGTCAGGGACAACACTGTCGATTTACCAAGACGGGGTATTGAACGGGTCAACCACAAACAGCACAAACTTCATTCAGAGTGGCGCTCTTGTTGGGTATGAACCATTTGGTGGAAACTTCTACTTCACTGGCTACATCTCAAATGTGCGTGTGCTGAAGGGCACCGCGCTCTACTCGGGCAGCACTTACACCGTCCCGTCCGGCCCTCTCCAAGCCATCACCAACACTTCCCTGCTGACCTGTGCCTACCCCACCTTCAGGGATGGCAGCAGCAACAACTTCACCATCACGGTGAACGGCAACACGGCGGTTAGCGTACAGAACCCCTTCCCGCTGACGGCTCTGCCCAACCCTAACTTGGGCAATCAGGGCAACGGTGTCTACACCATGAGCCAGTATCAGTCGCTGCGCTCACAGAACCTGTGGCCTGCGGTTGACCCGTACTGGGAGTATGTGACCCTGATGCTGCACGGCAACGGCACCAACGGGGCGCAGAACAACACCTTCCTCGACAGCAGCACCAACAACTTCACGATCACCCGCAACGGCAACACCACGCAGGGTGCGTTCAGCCCGTATGGGGATAACTGGTCGAACTACTTTGATGGCACAGGGGATTACCTGAATCTTGGAGGACAGTCCGCGTTTTCTTTTGGAACCGGGGATTTCACTATTGAATTTTGGGTTTATCTTAATTCTACTACTGCAAATCTTTCTGATTTTCGTCAAGCATCCACAAATGGCTTGTATCCCGCAATTTATGTAACTAACGGATCTTTGCGTTATTATGTAAATTCTTTAGATAGAATAACGAGTAGTACTACTTTAGCGGTTGGTACTTGGTATCATGTTGCTCTTTCTCGTAGTGGCACAAGTACCCGTTTGTTTTTGAACGGTGTTCAAGAAGGCTCCACCTACACAGATTCCAATAACTATATAGTTGGACCGGATAGGCCTACTATTGGAATCAGTGGTTTTGATGGAACAGGGAACCCATTAAACGGCTATCTTTCTAACTATAGAATTGTGAAGGGAACTGCAGTTTATACTTCCAACTTCACCCCGCCTACTGCACCCCTCACCGCAATCACCAACACCTCTCTGCTGACCTGTCAGAGTAACCGCTTCCGTGACGCATCTACCAACAACTTCACCATCACGCGCAACGGTGATGTGAGCGTCCAGCGCTTCAGCCCGTTCAATCCGACTGCGCCCTATGCCGCAGGCACTGATGGCGGGAGTGGGTACTTTGATGGGACGGGGGATTACCTGACGGTTGCCGATAACGCGGCCTTTCAGTTGGGGTCGGGAGCCTTCACTATTGAGGCTTTCTTCTACTCCACCTCAAGCGGCGATCAGGTCATCATCAGCAAGTGGGGAAGCCCGGACAGTAATGCTGCGTGGGAGATCATTTACTACGCGGGCACGCTGTATTGCCAAGTTTCTTCAGGCAGCACCGTTACATCACTGACCACCACAACATTCCCGCTCAACCAATGGAACCATGTGGTGATGGTTCGCAGTGGCAACACGCTTTCTGCTTACTTGAACGGAACGCGGTTTGCCACTAATGGCGCTTACTCAAGCACGGTGAACAACGGATCAAACGGGGTCAGTATTGGAACTCGTGCCGGTGGCAGCAGTTTCCCGATGGTTGGGTATATCTCCAACGCCCGTGTCGTCAAAGGCACCGCAGTTTACGACCCAACGCAGTCCACGCTAACCATTCCCACCGCGCCGCTTACGGCCGTCACCAACACATCCCTGCTTTGCAACTTCACCAACGCAGGCATCCTCGACAACGCGATGATGAACGATCTAGAAACGGTGGGTAACGCTCAGATCAGCACGAGCGTGAGCAAGTTCGGTGGTGGGTCACTGGCGTTTGATGGAAGCGGGGATTATCTTTCTTCTCCGCAGTCTCAAAATTACTCTTTTGGCACAGGGGACTTCACAATTGAAGGTTGGATATATCTGTCAAGCAACACTGGTGCTTACAGAACTATCGTTCACATACCGCATTCTTCAGGTTCTGTTCTTGTTAGATTTGGAAGTTCCATTGACTATAGTTCATATTTTCAAGTTTCCACGCTTGCGACATCTGCTTCAAATGTTTACAGCACCAATCAAAATCAGGCAGCATTGCTAAACAAGTGGGTTCACTTTGCATTTACCCGCAGCAGTTCCACTTGCCGCGTGTTTTTGGATGGAGTTCAGCAAAACCTTGGCACTGGTGTGACACCGACAAGTTTTCCTAACACCTCATTTTCTGACTCTACAAACATCGTTAATAATTCAGCGGTTGGTATTGGTGACGCGATTGGCAACAATATCCCGTTTATTGGCCACATCGACGACCTGAGAATCACCAAGGGATACGCTCGCTACACCGCCAACTTCACGCCGCAGCGTTCGCAGTGGCAAGACCAGTAAGGAACACTCATGCTTTACTCCAAGAACGGCTCCATCCCCAAGACTGAGACTGATGGCACCGAAGGGTGGGTGGAGGTTCCTGAGCCTCCTGTCGCCCCGGAAGGCATGGAGGTGGTGTGGTGGTGCCCTCCGGGTTGGGTGGTGCGTCCCATCAAGCCTGTGAAGGAAGGCTTCCAGTACGACTGGAGTCAGTCGGAGGAGAAGTGGGTGGAGTCGGCGGCTCCCGTGAGCGAAGCCCTGACGACCATTGAGGTTGTCATTCCTGACGGCGCTTCTTCTAACGACACGATCACCCTTGGTTCAGCAACTGACACCATCAGCATGGGAACGGCAAGCGACGCCATCACTGTAGGTGTGTGATCATTTTCAAAACTTTGAGGGGCTTTGAGAGAGATGAGTGCGGAGATCGACCCGGTCAAGTACGGCGTCCTATGGCAGAAGGTCAAGGACTACGAACGCCGCTTCGACGACATGGACAAGAAGATGGACAAGATGGAATCCCAACTGGAGCATCTTGTCGCTTTGGCCAACCGCGGGAAGGGCGGCTTGTGGGTTGGGATGGCGATCGTGTCGGCCATCTCTTCCGTCATTGGCTACTTCTCCCACTTCTTCAATAGAGGCCACTGATGCAGCGCGAGGACCTTGACCTGTTCAGGGCCCAGGCCAGAGCGGAACTGGACCGCCTAGAGGCTCAGAGCACGGCCAAGGAAGTCGCAGGCAAGGCGATCGGCAAGCATGGTCTTGCCTATATCACAGCGATCGTTTTGATCGGTGTTATAGCGAGCCTATACCTTGAGGAGTCCAAGATCGCTGCGGTCATGGGCCTTCTGGGTGCTGCGCTCACGGCGTTGATCTCCATGCTCAATGGCATCGCCGGGGCCAATCCGAAGCAGGAGAAGCCCGAATTTGAGGTGATCCGGCATCTCATCGACAAACTCGACCGCCTGGACAAGGAAGAGTTGCCCATGCGGGTGGATGTCGTGGGTGACAAGGTCACCGTGACAAAGGGGGCCGACACTGTCACGGCTCGGAGGGACTGAAAATGTTGGAACTACTTAGCGGCGGTATCTTCGGCTCCCTGATCGGGGGCATTTTTCGTTTGGCGCCCGAGGTTTTGAAGTTCTTCGACAAGAAGAACGAGCGGCAGCATGAACTGGCCATGTTCGACCGCCAGTGCGACCTGGAGAAGGTTCGTGGCGAGATGAAGTTGGCTGAGATCGGCGCACAACGAGATGCCGCCATCGATGCCGGGGTCATGGACGCCTTCAACGCCGCCATCAACCAACAGGCCGAGATGGCCAAGGCTGCGGGCGGGTGGGCGGCCTCTTTGTCTGCCTCCGTGCGGCCGGTGGTGACCTACTGGGTGATCGCCCTGTGGTCCTTCGTCCACCTGTGGTACGCCTGGAATGCCTGGATGAACGGCTCCTCGCCCCAGGAAGTCTTCAGCACCATGATGACGGCTGACTTCATGGCCTTGGTGTCCGGGACCATCAACTACTGGTTCCTGGATCGCACTCTCAAGCAGCGAGGCCTATGAAACTGGACATTGCAGAAGAACTCTGCAAGCGGTTTGAGGGATTGGCTCGGCTCGACGCCAACGGGCTGATCTATCCCTACATCTGCCCTGCCGGATTCCCAACGCAAGGCTACGGGACCGTCTACCGTCCGGACGGCAAGAAGGTGTCCATGGACGACCCGCCGATCACTCGGGAGACGGCCGAGCAGTGGTTGAAACTAGAACTGCTGCACACCTACGCTCCTGGCGTGGTGCGGCAGTGCCCGATCCTGCTTTCCCTGGCCATGACGACCAAGGACTGGGGCAAGTTCAACGCCATCGTGGACTTTGCCTACAACTTGGGGGTGGGGCGGCTGCAAACCTCCACTCTGCGCAGGAAGATCAACGCCCAGGACTGGGATGGTGCGAAAGAGCAGTTGATGTTGTGGGTTCGAGGTGGCGGAAGAGTTCTACTGGGTCTGGTCCGGCGTCGGCAGGCCGAAATTCAAGTTATGGGGTAAACCATGAGTTCTGCAGTCAAGTCAGATCCGGGCAAGTGGAAGCGCATCGTCGCCTCCGTCAAGGCTTCCGGCAAGGGTGGGGCTCCTGGCCAGTGGAGTGCTCGCAAGGCTCAACTTGCAACTCAGAAGTACAAAGCCTCTGGAGGGGGTTACAAGGGCCCCAAGAAGGCCGATAATTCCTTAGCCAAATGGACCCGCGAAGATTGGGGAACGAAGTCTGGAAAACCCTCAACTCAAGGCCCGGAAGCCACTGGTGAGCGGTATTTGCCCAAGGCCAAGATTCAGAAACTGACGCCGGCCGAATATGGGGCGACGACCCGAGCCAAGCGAGAGGGCATGAAACAGGGCAAGCAGTTCGTCTCTCAGCCTGAGTCGATCAAGAAGAAGGTGTGGTGATGACCGTCGCAGCCGTGATGACCTACGATTCTCTGGTCGAGAACATCCAGTCCTATCTGGAGCGTACCGATCAGGCGACTCTGGACAAGATTCCCCTGTTCATCATGCTCGCGGAGCAGGTTATTGCCTCCCAGATCAAGTTTCTGGGCAACCTGACGGTCCAGACAAGCACGATGGTTCAGGGCACCAATATCATCGACAAGCCCGCCCGGTGGCACAAAACCGTGTCCATGAACATCACCGTGGCCGGTAAGCGGTATCCGGTGCTGCTGCGCCGCTACGAGTACCTGCGGGAATACTGGCCCGATCCTGCCCAGGAAGGCATCCCGAAGTTCTACTGCGACTACGACTACACCCACTGGCTCGTGGCTCCGACGCCTGCGGCGGCGTACAACTTCGAGGTGCTGTACTACGAGCGGATTCAGCCCCTGGACAGTAGCAACCAGACCAACTGGTTCACCATCTACGCCCCTCAGGCCCTCCTGTACGGCTCCCTGCTCCAGGCCATGCCGTTCCTCAAGAACGATGAGCGCATGGGGATGTGGCAGCAGCAGTACGAAGCCATCATGCAGACCTTGATGGCCGAAGACAAACTCAGAGTGGCCGATCGTCAGGCCGTGGCCATCGACAGTTAAGGACAGGTCATGAGTTACAACTCGCCTTTCACCGGCAATGTGGTCCAACCGACCGATGTCTCTTTCCGGGCTATCACCCTCACGGCCAACACTCAGTTGGAGTGGCCGATCAACGGCAACGCCACGGATGACTACGCAGCCCGGATCATGAATGTGACGGCGTCTTCGGGCGGTCTCGCCCTGTGGATGCCTCCGGCCAACCAGACCTCGGTGGGCAACGATGCGCTGATCCGTAATGTGGGCGCCAACACCTTCACGGTGAAGGACTACAACGGCACGAACACGCTGATCACGATCGCCGCGGGTGAGGCCAAGTACCTCTACATCACCTCCAACGCTAACGAGCAGGGCACCTGGGGCAATATCGCCTTCGGCACCGGAACCTCTGCAGCGGACGCGGCCTCTCTGGCCGGGTATGGGTTGGTGGCTAACGGCTCAACTCTTAACCAGAGCCACCCCTCTCAGTCTCTGATTGCGGCGTATACCTTCGTGGTCAACGACCGCGCCCAGACTTACATCTGGACCGGCGGCACCACCACGGCGACGCTGCCGTCTGCTGTTGCGACTGGCAACAACTGGTTCGTGCTGTTCAAGAACAACGGCACCGGAACGGTCACGATCGGCACGACGGGCGGCCAACTGTTGGATGGCCAGACCTCAAAGGCCTTCGCCCCGGGAGAGTCGGCCTTCATCATCTCTACTGGAACGGCGTATGTCACGGTGGGATACGGCACGAGTACGGAGTTCGAGTTCGGCGTGTTGACCAAGCCGGTGACCTCCGGCGCGTACACCCTGACGGCTTCTGAGGCCTCAAACACGATCCAGTTCTACACCGGCACCCTGTCGGGGAATGTCACGGTCACCTACCCGCCGGTGGTGAATCTGTATGTGGTTTCTAACCAGACGGTAGCCGGAGGCTTCACCCTGACGGTGACAACCGGTATTGGCGGCTCTGCTACCGCGGTGATTCCTGCATCTGGTCAGGCAACACTGATCTGCGACGGGACGAACTTCTACAACGCCAACACCACCCAGGCAGGCGCCACCGCTCTCAGTTTGATCAACGGCACGGCAGGCTCTCCGTCTCTGAACTTTGCTTCCGAGACCAACTCTGGCGTGTATCGCCCAGGTGCAGGACGGTTCGGCATCTCCATCCTGGGCAACCTGATTGCTGATGTCACGGCCACGGGACTTGCAGTCAACGGGTCGGGCAACTTCACTTCCGGCATCTCCGGCGGGGCATTCTGATGACCAAGAAGGTCTTCGCGCTCGATACCAAGCCCGGTATTCAGCGGGACGGAACTCTCTTTGACAAGGAGTTCTATGTCGACGGCCGGTGGGTGCGGTTTCAGCGCGGGCGGCCGCGCAAGATCGGCGGGTATCGTCAGATCACAGACAAGATGTCTGGACCTTCTCGGGGCATCTATGTGGTGCCCCGAAATGCATTCAACAACATCTACAACGGGTACTCTGACGGTCTGCAGGTCATTCCGGTGGACGACAACGGCACCGGCTCTGGCATCACCGACTACACCTTCGGCGGCCCGATCCTGACGACCAACACGCTCGTCGGGGGCTCTGGATACACCAACGGCACCTACACAGGCGTTCCGCTGTCATATGTGTCCTCCGGGACCGGTTCCGGGGCCTCTGCGACGATCGTGGTGTCTGGCGGTGCTGTGACTGCGGTGACGATCACGGGCGGCGGATACGGCTATCTGCAGTACGACAAACTGACCGCGGCCGCATCCTTGATCGGCGGCACCGGCTCGGGCTTTTCCGTGCAGGTGGCCACCGTCAACAGTTGCTTCACGCCTTCCGTCAACAACCTGTGGCAGTTCGACACTTTCACAGACTCCTCCGGATCTGGCGCAAACCTGCTCTTGGCGCACCCCTCTCAGGATCTTTCTCAGATCGACGATGAGACGAACACGCCGGTGCTGTGCGGGCCTCTCACAGGCACAAACCTTCGCCCGGTAGGCGTGTTCACGGAAGTAGCGGCCACCATCACCAGTGGCTCCAACTCGGTGACTCTGGCCTCTGCCAACACCAACATCGGTGTCGGACAACTCATCACCGGGCCTGGAATCCCTGCAGGCACCTTTGTGCAGGCCATCTCGACGACCACGCTGACCTTGAGCCAGAACGCCTCGGCGAGCGGCACGAATGTCACCCTGGTGTTCGACAACGAGGTGTCTGTGTCTGGCGGAGTGGTTTCTCTGCATCCGTATGTCTTCGTGTACGGCAATGACGGATTCCTGAGGAACTGCGCGGCCGGGAATATCGACGATTGGGTGTCGGCTGACGCTAACGAGGTCAATGTGGCCACCGGCAAGATTGTTCAAGGTCTTCCGGTTCGAGGCGGCTCTAACGCGCCTTCTGGGCTGTTCTGGAGCCTGGACTCCATCATCCGCGTGTCTTACGCGCCAACGAACATCGTGGTGGGCGGAACGACCATCACCCAATACTGGCGCTACGATGTGATCACCTCTCAGTCTTCCATCCTGTCGGCTCAGAGTGTGATTGAGTACGACGGCGTGTACTTCTGGTGCGGGACTGACCGATTTCTTCTGTACAACGGTGTAGTTAAAGAGATTCCGAACTCGATGAACCAGAACTGGTTCTTCGACAACCTGAACTACACCCAGAGGCAGAAGGTCTTCGCCACGAAGGTCCCCCGCTTTGGGGAGATCTGGTGGTTCTACCCTCGGGGCGACTCTGCTGAGTGCAACGACGCGATCATCTACAACATCCGTGAGAACACTTGGTATGACCTTGGGCAAGCCTTGGGCGCCCGTCGTTCTGCCGGGTACTTCTCCCAGGTTTTCCGCTTCCCGGTCAACGCCGGGTGGGAAGCCAACTACACCGGGGCAATCAACACCCTGTCCATCTCCAATGCGGGATCTGGCTACACGGATGGCACTTACTCTTTCCAGACTCTCACCGGAGGGTCTGGATCTGGCGCCACGGCCACGATCGTCATCTCCGGAGGGTCTGCAATCTCTGTCATTCTGAAGGACAAGGGTATCAACTACGCCGTGGGCGACACCCTTACTGCAGCCATTCCTGGCGGAACCAACCTGCAGTTCACGATCGACACCACGGTGGACTTCGTGACCCTGTGGCAACACGAGGTTGGGACAGACGAAGTCGCTTTCGCTCAGGTCAACGCCATCGAGTCCTACTTTGAGACCTCTGATCTTGGATGGGTGGCTGGTGGGCCTTCTGAGCCGTCTCCGGTGGGCGAGAACCGGTGGCTACGGATCGAGCGGGTGGAGCCTGACTTCATCCAGTCTGGCGACATGGATCTGTACATCACGGGTCGTCCTTATGCTCAAGAGCAGGACAAGACGACGGGCCCCTATACCTTCGCCCCGGGGACTGGCAAGATCGACATGAAAGAGCAGCGTCGAGAGTTGCGCATGAAGTTCGTCTCCAATGTCGAAGGCGGCAACTATCAGTTGGGCAAGGTGATCGTCAACGCCGATGTGGGCGATGTCCGCGGATACTCGTCATGAGCGTCGGGCTGATCTATGACCCCCGGTATCACTCCTTCGAGTCATGGGCGGCCCTGATGTGTGAACTCTACGCCGCGCAGCAACTGCAGATTCCCGGTCCTACGGTGGACTGGAAGTCTTGGGCTGTGGGCTTGCGGGCCATCGATGTCTTCGCCAACGAAGGCATCCCTGAGCCCTACAACTTTGATGACTGGCAAGAATGGGCGCAGGCTGTGGTCGGCGCCGTGAACCCGAGAACCTGACATGGCACTCCCGTATCCTGGCCAAGATCAAAACAGCGCATTAGATATTGACGCAGGGGGCCTGCCCGCAGGTCTTGTCCTGCCGTCAAATTTGACGACATATAGTCCGCTGCAAAAGGCCGAGTTGTACAACCAATATTTGCAGCAAGGCTACACAGATCCTCAGATTCGCGGCGCTGTTTCTTCGCAATTTGTTCCGCAAACAGATGCAGAATGGTCGGCCTTGACTTCTTTGGCTCAAGGGCTGCCTGCTTCTGGTCAAGGTCCCGCTGTCTCTCAGACAAGCAAGTTTTCCCCTTGGGGACAAGAGTCAAAAAACTGGTGGGAAAACGCTTTAGGCGCTGCTCTTGAGACGGGCGCTCCCATCGGCCACAGAGGCGTCTCTGCCACGGCGCAAGAGATTCAGGACTACATCACACAGAACAGTCTCCTGGACTCTGATGCAATCGCTCGTGCTCAATCCCGGGCTCCGGCCGTCAAACAAGGTGCGGGACTTCCCTCTGCTCCGACAGGGGGCGTCACTCAGCCTGCCGGAGGACTGCCCCAGGCGGGAGCCCAGGCTCCAACCTCTGCCGTAGATGAATGGGAGCGTGGTCGAGAGGCATACACGAACGAACTTGGCGAGTATGTTGCCGGTAGTGTTCCGACCAACATCTACCTGCCAACGAACTTCAACTGGCAGGAGTACATCGCCAAGAATCCTGATCTGGCCCGTTCTGGAATTGACACCGAGGCGGAGGCTATCCGTCATTACCGTCTGTACGGTTACTCAGAGGGTCGCCCTGGCGCCGGCACGACGCCTACATCTGCCAATGAGGCCGTGAAACTGGCCATGACCACCCCGGGCATGGTGCAATTTGGAAAGTATTCTGTTTCGCCGATCAGTCAAGCCTCACAGTCTGCAGGACTTGATCTTCCGGCGGGGCAACTGGATACGACGCCCATTGGATACGATGTTGCGGGCGACACAGGCAAGACTGAAGAAGGCATTAACTACAGCCGCGTCAGCCAATTTGATGCGGCCGGTAATCTGACTGGCTTTCAGGTTGACTACAAAACCGGCGGCGACAGCGGCACCATCATCAACTATGACGCCAACGGCCGAGCACTCAGCGCAGAGCAGTACGACAACTCTGAGTGGTGGAGGACCCCTGTCGCTCTTGGCTTGACCCTGGCCGGCGCAGCATTCGGAGCGCCTCAGATTGGCAGTTGGCTGACCGGACTTGCTGCAACAAGCCCCCTAGCAGGCCTCGCGGGTGGTGCTGCTCTGGGCGGCGCAAGTGCTGCAGTAAGTGGCGCAGAGGGCTCTAGGCTGCTGACCCAGGCGGCTTTGGGTGGCCTTGGTGGCTACACCTCTATGCTTCCGGCCGGCGGTGTCAAAAATCTGGCCACAGCGGCTCAAGTTGCTGACTCCCTGCGCAAGGGGGATGTGATTGGAGCGGCACTAACTTCTACCAACTTCAGTGGCGCCAGTGGTGTATCTAACCGTCAGATCGGCAGCACCGGATTCACTCTCGGAGACCTAGCCAAGATAGGAAATGCAGGTGCGGCCCTGATTTCTAAAGATCCGATGCGGATCGTCTCGGCGTTCTCCGACCTTCATTCCTCAGGAACATTCAACAAACTCACGGGCAGCATCTCAGATGCGGGCGCGAAAACATTTAGTAGCCTCTTAGACAGTGGCGCAACGGTGGATGAGGCTGTTGCTCAGGCGAACGCTCAGTCCAACACCAACCGATCTGTCGGGGAATACTTTGATCAGATTCTTGGCGCATTCCAGAACGCAACTTCTGGGGCATCTGAAGACGACACCCTGCTTGCAAGTCTTGGTGGCGGGCCTTCGCGCCGCGCTGCGTTCCTTGAGACTCCTGAGTTCAAGCAAGAGGCCGCCTCTTTCCTGCGATCAAGTCTGGACATCCCTGGAAGCGGTGTCAGTCTCAATGATGACGGCACCTACAGCATCAGGTCCGGCAATAACACCTTCAATTTCACGACGGACGGCACTTTCATCGGCGCAGTTCCGCGTGTTCAGATCGGAGGCTCCGGCCAGTTTGAGGAAGTCACAGACCCAACGACTCGCGCCTTCCTGGACATTCTCCAGTCCAACCTTCCAAAGCCCACCGGAGGAACTGGCGCGGCAGGCGGTGTTGGCTCATCTGTGTCTGACCCGAATGCTCAGTCCTTCTTTGACAAGTACGGCGCTATTTTTGGTCTTTCAGAGGGCGATCCTCTGGCTCAAAAGATCAGTATTTATGGAGGCGGCGGCACTGGCGCAGAAGGTGGCTTTGGTCTCATCAGTTACGGATCTGCTCAAGAAAAAGATCGGGCGATTACTTGGATTGATGACCTGCAGTCCAGGGTTATTTCAGATCCAAATGCCACTCAGCAAGACAGAGACACGGTTGCAAGGCTGAAGTCTGCAATCGAGAACAACCCCGTCTCTTCTGGCATAAGAACGCTGCCCGATCTGAACACTGTCCGAATCAATCTGGACACCAGTCAGTTGGAGTCGATTGATCCGCTCACGATTGACACTTCAACGCTCCCACGGGTTCTGTCTATTGACGAAATTCTCAGGCGTTCTAGAACGACTCCCGGGGGTTCCACAACGACCACGGGTGGCACAACGACTGGCGGTCTTCCCGGAGGAACTACTGCAGGTGGCACCACAATACCAACGGGCGGTCTTCCTGGCGGAGAAACTGGGGGTGGTACTACCGGTGGCGGCACAACGGGCGGAGGAACGACCGGAGGTGGCACTACCGGGGGCGGGACAACAGGCGGAGGCACTACTGGTGGGGGGACGACTGGCGGTCTCCCCGGAGGGGTCACTGCGGGCGGAGATACTAGCGGCGGCGCGACCGGTGTGGGCGAAACCGGAGGCTTGCCGGGAGGCACTACTGGTGGAGGCACCACTGGGGGCACCACCGGCGGAGGCACTACTGGTGGTCTGCCCGGAGGGGAAGTAATTCCCGGCGTCCAAGGGCCCACCCTGCCTGCTGACATCATGTTCATGACAGGCGCTGAGAAGGGGCGCCTGTACAACGACCTTATTGGCCAGGGCTTTACCGAAAAGCAGATTCGTGACGCCGTAGAAGCCCAGGTTGGCCCTCAGAGTGATATTGACTGGGCCCTGCTAAAGACTCGTGCTTTTGAGCAAACGCAGACCCCGATTGATGTCGTTGGGTCTGGAACAGGGTCTGGGACCGGCTCTGGTTTTGGTACTGGCGTAGGCTCGGGAACCGGCGTAGGCACCGGGGTTGGAACTGGTACGGGCGTCGGAACTGGTGTTGGAACAGGCTCTGGCGTTGGGACTGGTCTTGATACCGGGACCGGACTGGGTACTGGCGCAGAGGTCGGCACTGGTATTGAAGTTGGAACCGGAGTCGACACCGGCACAGGCATAGGAACCGGATTCGGAACCGGCACCGGTATCGGTGTGGGTACGGGCGTTGATACCGGAACTGGAACGGGCGTCGAAGTTGGAACTGGTGTTGGCACCGGAACCGGTGTTGATACCGGCACAGGAACCGGAACTGGCTCGGGCTCTGGTAGCGGTTCTGGCTCAGGTTCTGGGAGCGGGTCAGGAAGTGGTTCAGGAAGTGGTTCTGGTTCCGGCAGTGGCTCAGGGTCTGGCTCGGGGAGCGGGTCAGGATCTGGTTCTGGCAGCGGGTCAGGAAGTGGCTCTGGGTCTGGCAGTGGTTCCGGTAGCGGGTCTGGTTCTGGAAGTGGTTCCGGTAGTGGAAGTGGCTCTGGATCAGGGAGTGGCTCCGGTTCTGGGAGTGGTTCCGGATCAGGGTCTGGCAGTGGATCTGGCAGCGGATCAGGCTCCGGCAGTGGTTCCGGATCAGGTTCGGGAAGCGGGTCTGGTAGTGGGTCTGGTTCTGGTTCAGGTTCAGGTTCAGGTTCTGGTTCTGGATCGGGATCGGGATCGGGATCGGGATCGGGTAGCGGTTCCGGCTCAGGTAGCGGATCTGGCGAAGGTTCCGGTAGTGGTTCCGGTAGTGGCTCCGGAAGCGGATCTGGAAGCGGTAGCGGATCTGGTTCAGGGTCCGGCTCGGGATCTGGCACTGGCACTGGTACTGGAACGGGGTCCGGAACTGGAACAGGAACAGGAACAGGTTCTGGTACTGGCACCGGATCTGGTACAGGAACGGGATCTGGCACCGGCAGTGGAGAAGGCCCTGGCCTGCCGCCGATTCCTCCTCTGCCGTCGAGGACCTCCGCAATCCCGGCTGTTGCCATTGCGGGCGCTACCGGCCCTGAATTAACTCGTCTTGCTGCGCAGTTCCTTGAGGCAAAAGAAGTGCCGACTCGTTACAGAGATCCTCTGGCTGAGGTTCGCCGTCTACAGGAAGAATTTGAAAGAGATGCCATGATTCAAAACATCGACCCGAGTCTGCGGGATGTGCTCATGAACCGTCTGGGCGAGCCCGCTCCGGAGAGAAGTCTTGACCGCGGGTTCTACACCTACGGCGAGGAAGAAGACATCGGCGACATCCTTGGCGGCGGATCACCCGGCTTCGCTCAAGGCGGGTATGTTGCCCCCCTGCAGATGAACGAAGGCGGTATGCCGATGCCCCTGATGGCAAAAAAGGGAGGCTTGCCGCGAGAGGACTTCCGGGACGGCCGCCATGTTGCCGGCAAGGGGGATGGCCAGTCTGACGACATCCCTGCGTGGTTGGCGGACGGCGAGTTCGTCTTCCCGGCGGATGTGGTTTCCGCCCTCGGTAACGGGTCTACCAAGGCCGGAACTGACAAGTTGTACAAGATGATGCACGAGATCCGGGCCAGGGCAAGATCCAAAGGCCCGAAAGATTTGCCGCCTCCCGCTTTGAAATCTCCTCTTGACTACCTAAAATCAAAGAAGTAAAGGAGCCGATATGTCACTCTTTGAAGGCAAAGCGCCGCCGGACATACAGACCACCAGAACTACGGCGGCTTCGGCTCCGAAGTATCTGACGGACTACCTGACTGATCTGGCATCGGCAGGTCAGTCTCAACTTGGCAAGACCGGCGAGGAGTTGGTGGCCGGCCAGGGGGCCCTGCAGCAGCAGGCCTTCAAGGAGGCTCCTGGTGCTCTGACGCGGTATCAGCAGCCCCTGTCCTCTGCCCTGTCGGCGGGACAGGCTGCTGCGGCTCCTACAACCGCGGCGGACATCTCGGCCTTCTACAACCCCTACGAGCAGCAGGTGGTGAACGATCTGGCCCGTCAGAGTGCCATGAATGTTCAGCAGACGATGCTGCCACAACTGCGAGGCGCTTTCGCGGGGACTGGGGCTTTCGGCAGCCGCCGGTATGCCGGAGCCACCGGACAGGCCCTGGCGGATGTTCAGCAGGATTTGTTGTCGCAGCAGGCAAAACTTCGTGCTGCAGGCTATACCTCTGCACTTGATGCCGCTCTGCGTCAACGCCAGACGCAAGCCCAGGCTGCGCAGGCTCTTGCAGGCACAGGCTCTGCTGAAGTGGGTGCGGCCAAGAACTACCTGGATGTTCTGTCCAACCTTGGACAGCAGCAGCAGGCATACGAGCAAGCCAAGATTGAGGCTCCTCTGATGCGGGCTCAGAATGTGGCGCAGATCATGCGCGGGTACACCTACCCGACGACCGTGGAGGAGACCTATAAGGGTCCCGGCACTGTTTATCAGCCCTCTCCGCTGCAGCAGATTGCCGGCCTAGGCGCTCTGCTTGGGTCTGGCTTCAATACTCCCGGCGGATGGGGCAACAGATTGGCCGGCCTGTTTGGCCGATTTGTGAGAGACCTTCCTGGTAGTCAGCCTGACTGGTGGCCCGAGGGCATTGAAGGGGGACCGTAAGCATGGCAACTGCACCCAAGACTAGCGCACGGTCTTACTACGCCGAAACTCCCGAAGAGAAGTCAAAACTTGAGGCTTTAATGGAGAGCCGCAAGCGTCTTCAGGACGCACTGGCCTCTCGCAGTGATCCATTGTTTGATCCTACCCTCTTGGCTATTGCTCAGGGAATGCTTGCGCCAACTAGGAGTGGGTCTTTTGGTGAGGCATTGAGCAATGTTGCCGGTTTAGTAGGCCCTGCGCAGGCTGCCGAAGAAAAGCGGATTCTTGAAAATGCTCAGATTCGCGCAGAACTCGCAGCACAGGATTTCTTAGTAGAGCAACAGGCTGAAACCGCAAGGCAGATGGCGCGGCAGCCGTCAATTTTTGATGTCATGGCTGGGCGGGCGGGCCCAAGCGCTCTAGGCGGCGCCCCCGCCTCTGCTCAGGCAGTGCCTACAACTCCCATCGGAGTTCCCGGGGAAGTTCCTAGTAAGGCCCCCGGCGCGGCTCAAATGGGGCCGGCAACCGGCGGCAGGAATGTGTTGCAGGGGCTTGAGATGATTGAGCAGCAATTCAGGTCTCCGCGTCCTGAAATGCAGGCTCGGGCGAAGCAGAACTTGGAACTTTGGCAAGCGGCCAACAAAGATCAATTTAAAGTTGAGAACCGAGTTGTCTACGATATGTTCAATGTAGACGCTAACGGCCGACCCCGTATCGTTGCCGATCTTGGCGAGCAGAAGCCTTATGAGATTACCTACAAAGGACAAGGTCGATCTGTGCCCGCAACTGCTGTTGAGGTTCAAGAGTACAGGGATCAACAGATGCGCGGCCCCGAGGCTGAAGAGGCGGCCTTCAATCGTTTGTTTAAGGGGCGCAGAAGTGGCGTAGAGTCTATGCCGTTTGGCGGTGAGCGCGGGATGTTCTCTGTTCGGATTCCCGATCCTGCCAACCCCACTCAGTTGCTGACCTTGACTGGAGAGGCGACTGCGCGTCAGCGGGCACTGCTTGAAGAGGCTCAAGAACGGGCGTTCAAGACTGGGGACTTTGGCGAACTTCAGCGTATGTATACGGAAGCCACTGGCCAGGGCGCGTATCGCCCAAGAGGTCCTGCTGCGGCTCCTGGAGCGCCCGCTCCCGCCGGAGCCCCTGCCGGTGCGCCATCAGCAAGAATTCCCTCTGCTGAACAGGCCAAGCGCGATCAAGACAGCCAAGCGATCCTTCGAGACGAGTTGTCGAAGACAAGTCAGCGTGTGGCGGATGCGATTCGGGACAACAACCCCGAAGAAGAGCGGCGTGCCCGGTCTGACATCTTGGCCATTCGTCGGCAACTGGACTCTATGCAGGGGGTTCCTGCAGGCCTGTCTGTCGATCCAGAGTTAGCATCGCTGCCTGTTGGCGAACAGGTCAAGATTACGATTGACCGAATCAAGGCGAGCGACAAGGAAGCCGGCGATCAGATGGCGTTGATCCGCCAAGTTGGCTCTCCTGCTCAGGTCACTGCTTCCGATCGCAGAAACCAAGAGATTTTGACTTTGGCCAGAGAGAATCCCAAGGTCTTCAACCTGATGGCTCGGCAGGGGCTGTTTACGGCTCTCGCTGCTTCTGCTAATGAAGGCTTCAAGGTTGGTCAGTATTCTGTTTCTGCGCCGGTTCAAACCTTCTTGCAGAAGTTGAATCTGACTCCTCAAGAGCAAGCGGTTGCGCGTCGCGTGACCATGCTGCTTGACGAAGAGTTCTTCAACAGAGCGGTCTACAACAAGACTGTGCTTGGGCCTCAGATCTCAAACGCAGACGCTACGCTGATGAAGTCGCCGATGGCTCGGCCAGAGGACTCTGCCAAGGTCATCGCCTACTGGGCGCAGCACGCTCTGCTGACAAACCGTCAGGCGGCTGAACTCTACAACGCGGCCATGAAGTACCCGGCAAACCGCAGCCCGAGAGGGTTTATTGCGCAGGATGCCGCCAACATCATGAACACTTACACGCCGCGGTATCAGGTGCTGCAGCAGAGATTCTCCGCAGGAGGTCAATGATGGCCAAAGACAAAGACGATGATGTCGAGAAGTGGCTGAAGGAGAACCTCCCTCAGTACGAGGAAACCGTCAAGGCGCTTCCAGATATGGAAGTGACTGTTGATGAGAAGAAGACGCCTATCCCCATCTCTCCTGAGGACCGCCTGACATATGGCGCAATCGGTGCCGGCGTCGGAGCCGCTGCTTCAAAGGGCATGGCCAATCGACTCGTTGCTCAGAGGCTTGCTCAAGGTAAGCCGGTTCCGCCTTCTCTCTTCAGCGCGGCAAGTCCTTCTGCTCGGGCAGTTCGCGCAGCCCCAACCGCTCCCGCTCCTGCTCCCATGGCGCCCCCTATGGGAGCCCCGACAGTACCTGGGCGAAGTGTCACAGATCAAATCCTGCAGGGCACGATTGAGGACGGCGCTACTGGACGGGCCAGGACCACGGGATTCAATGTCCAAACAGCCCAGGAAGCCGCTCGTCAGCGTCAGATGGCCGAACTCATTGAAGAGATGCGCCGTCGTGGTGTTGTCGGTCAGTCTGCCAAGGATCTCTTTGCTTCCCTGCCGGGAATGACCTCCACTCCCTCAGGCGTTCTGACGCCTCGGGCTGAGGCTCCGACTACCGCCGGCCCTCGTCCTGCTCCTGCAGCCCCGTTTATGGGCCCTCCTGAGCCTCCTACGACGGGCGGCTACACCATGCAACAGAGGCCTGGGGCCCTGCAGCAGGCTGCCGGGATGGCCAAGCGTGGCATGGGGGCAATCGCATCTCCTGTTGCTGAAGTCGGAGGTGCGTTGCTGTCCTCTCCTCGGATCTCTGGCGCACTAGGTGGCGCGGGTGTGGCAGAAAGTGCCATGCAGTATCTGAGCCGTCAGGATGCAGATCCGATGGGGGCAAAAGTTTCCGTAGGCACAGGGATGTTGGGGCTACTCTCGCTGCTGCCCCAAATTACTCCGGCCACAAGGATGGCGGCGGGCGTTTTGTCTCCGCTCGGGATGTATCTCTACGACAAGTTGATGCCGTACAAGTCTGTTTTAGAGCAGCCTCCGCCGCAGCAATAGGTTTCTCCTTCTCTCTGCAGTTGCCAAACCAAGAGAGTTGAGCCCCTTCGGGGGCTCTTTTTATGCGTGTCCGCCGGTGCAGGACATCAGCAGAACCGTCCGCTCGTGGACCTGCTCTATCTCTGACATCGCCTGTTCATAACCGCGGTCGAAGATCAGCGAGATGACCTTGCACTGATAGGCGTCTTCAGTCCTGACGCCCTTGTCATACTCCTCGGCCAACTCGGCAATCTCTTCCCAGTTGCCTTCGAGTTGGCCTTTGGAGTTGATCTTCAGTAGGATCATTTCTGGGCCTTGAGCCACTTACGAAGCAGGACACCTTGCTCGACCAGTTCATCGGTCAAGGCAAGGGCCTGCTTGTAGTCGTTCTCCAGGCAAGCATCATGAATGAGGCGCTCCAACTTCTCCACCTTCATGAGGTAGGTGGAGTAGTCAGAGAAGTCCTCGGTTTCGGGCTTTGTCAACCAGTGAATCAATTTCATACAAGGCCTCTCTGTCGGCCACATAGGAGGCATTCCCTGCGGCCATGACTTCTCTCACCTCATGATACCGCTTGGCATCATCTTCCATCTGCTTGAGCATGACCAGAAAAAGGGGCAACTGAGATTCAGTCCACCCCTCTCCGAAGATCGCCGTGATGAACTCTTCGGGCGTCACAAGGGGCCTCGCTTGGCCTCCAGTGCGTCTGCCACCTGAGCATTGAGGCTTCTGACGAACTCAATGCACAGATCCCGCTCCATCTTGGCGATCTTGGGCGCTGCTGCTTCGATGAACCCGTTGGCCATCTTGATGAGGTCTTCTTCGAGGAGGGCATAGTTCTCCTCCAACCACATCCCGCGGAAGGCAGCCTTGATCTCTTCGTTGTTGAGGATCATGCGCGTGCCTTCCGTGCGGTTTTGCGGCCAGGGCGAGCGCGAGGAGTACCGTCCTTCTTCAGGCCGTAGGGAGCATGATCCTTGCCAACCATCGAGTGATGGACGGCGATGGGAGTGGAGATCGTGACGGTGCTAGTCTTCTTAGACTCCGTTTCGCAATCTTTGAAGTAGTTTTTCAAGAGGTTGATCTTGTGCTCAACCGCCTCGCGGATGAAGTTGAGTTCGTCCCGCGTCACATCAATCGTAATTCGTTCCATTGTTCTCTCCTTAGAAAAAGCCAAACCAAACGCCAGTTCCGTGGACACAGCCCACGGGGAAGAAGATCGCGCCGGCCAGTAGAAGAATCCACTTGCTCGTCGAGATCGACACCACGATGTGTGTCAGCCACGCCAACACAGTCCAGATCACGAGCACTACGCTCAGGAAGTTGTCACTCATCTGTTCTCTCCAATCCGCTCTTCGCGTACCAGAACTGCAGGAGGCTGTTGAACATCTTCCACCCGCGCTCCAGATCTTCTTGACTCCACTCCCTGACTACGACCAGTCCCGGCTGCGTCACCGAGACGAAGACATTCGCGCAGCGGGCTTTTGGAAGGCCTAAACCAACTCGGTATGACGCTAGTTGCATGAGGTGTTCATCAAAGCCCTGAGCCTTGTCCATGGTCTCCTCAGTGAACTCCTTGGTCTTGAAGTCGATCACGACTCCCTGGCCGTCCTGAGAATGGAGGTCGACCTTTCCGCCGAATCCGTCCCTGGCGAAGGACTTCTCCGTAGACCACTCTAGGTTGCCGAAGATCTTGACGATTTCGGACTCCGTCCCGGCCACAGACTCGGCGAACTTGGTGGTGACATGGCGCGTCTCGAAGAATGATTCGAGGGCGGCGTGGACCTCAGAACCCCGCTCCGCGGCCATCTTGGCCTGCTCTTTCGAGTCCGCCTGGATGCGGCTGATGAATGACTCTTCCGACTCCTCCGGGGCCCGGGGAAGGGTAAGGGCGGCAAGCATCATCTGCTGCAGTTTCCAAGCCTCCAGGCCCGGAGAGGCTGCACATTTGATGATGGTGGTCACAGAAGGGACGAGCCCCAACTTCCTCGCATCCCGCAGGGTGGTCGGTCGTGGGTGCCCGTCCTTGTTCTTGACCGTGTATGCCGGCTCACCGGTACGGGTGTACCAGTGCTGACTTTCGGATGCACGGACGATCATAACTACTCCTAGAAGGGCAGGTCTTCGAGGTCGTCTTCCATGTTGTCAAAACCGGTGCCGGTCTTGGCGGTCTTGGAAGACTTCTTGGCGGTCTGATACTCAGGCGAGGACTCAATCTTGGCCTTCAGGCCCTTCGAGAAGGTCTCGAAGAGTTCCCAGTCCGGATCACCCAGACGGAACATCTGCAGGGGGTTCACGCCTTCAGGGAGGCCCTGCTTCTTCAGGAAGCCCGGGACGGGGGAAATACCGGCCACATTGGCGAAAGTCTTCCCATCCGACATCCCAGGTCGATGAATGATGTTCAGCATACACCACTGACCCAGGACATTCTTGAGGTCAAACCGTGCGGCCTCCTTATCCGTCCACGGGGTTCCGCGCCATGCCTGCAGATCCTTGCGCAGGGTTGCGGCCTCATTCCACGACAAGGTGTAGTTCTTGAAGATGGCCATAGGCTTGCCGTCATCCGTCTTCAGGGGCTCGCCAGACTCATCCTCTCCATGGATCTCCCAGGCGAACATGACCTTGCGCTGCATCTTGGTTTCACCTTGATAGGTGGTTGTCTGGGTGCCCAGGTCAACGATGCGGTACAGCCGCGCCAGATGGGTTCCTGCGGGGACGATCTTGAACTCGCGGCCACCGCCGGATGCTTCTACGATGAAACTCATTTCTGCTCCTTAGAAAAAAACTGCTCAGTTACTTTCTTCACTGCTTCCACACTCAATCCTGCGTTCTGCAGGGCTTCCTTCAGGCACCACTCTTGGTACTCCTGTTGTGCCTGGGAATCTTTCAACCACTCTAGGTACTCCTCTTCTGTCATGTCCTGCTCCTGATGGCTTTAGCAGCGGTTCCTCCGGGGTTAGGTCTGTACCATGCCACTAACTCCTCACACACCTTCGCGCATTCCTCACGCTCATGCGCGGCGACAAGGGCGGCGAAGCGTTCAAGGCTTTCTTCAACCTCAAACTTGTGCCAACTGCCATTAGCAGGGAACACGGCGCCTGCCCTCCGCGCCAGTGCGATCACGGTGTCACGATCCATCTGATCCCCTCCAATATCCAAGCGGCTGCGACGATCAACATCCACAGCACGAACATCTCAAAGAGAAACTGCCCAAGGCAAACAAAGAAGAATTGCAGGAACTCACGGTTCATGCTGCTCTCCTATGCCGTGCTTGCGTTCGATGGCGCGGACAGCGTTGACGATGTAGCCCAACAACTCGCGGTCATCTGCTATGTTCGGGTTGATCTTGGTGTGCTCGTAGATCAGTCGCTCGACTTCTTTCAACGGCAGCGGCTTGCGCGGGGTGGGTGCGGTGTATAGGGGTGTCCATGTTCCATCAGCCCGATCAGGGTCAACAGTGACGGTTCCGTCCTTCCATATCCACGCGACCGGCTCCTGCTCAGGCTCGGCAAGGGCTTTATACCGCTTGCGCCAGTAGTCAGCATTGCCTGCGTAACGGCGGGCCTCTTCTTGCCAGTAGTCAGGCTCGGCAAGGGCTGCGCGGAGGTCGTCGATTGCTTGGTTTAATTTCTTGTAGTCCGAGTCAGACATAAAGCGCGTTGCTTTATCCATTGCCTCAAGCGCCTGCTGCGCGGCTTGTCGTAAGTTAGTCATTGGCCTCCTCCTGTCTGACAGCCTCACCGCAGGCAACCTTGACCGCCAGGAGTAGGTTGGTGGCCATCCGCCACTCCACTCCATCCATCTGACGGCGGTCGATGTAGCACTGCCGCAGCAGTTCGATGACCTGATCCACATCCTCGTGGATCTCATAAACCGCACTGCGGGGGAATTTGACAAGCATGGTTTTCATCTCACCACCGCCACGAGACCGAGGATCAGGACGATGGTCAGAGCCCACAGGCCCGCCCAGTATTCGGCAGACACGCGAGGACGCCCCAAGCCCAGAAGAGCACGCTGCAGGCGCTCCTCATCAACGGTGGGGTGATAGCGGAATCGGGGGGGATCGTACCGGCAGCCGATCTCGACTTTGCCGGTGTTGTAGGGGGGTGTGCGCATTCAAAGTCTCCAGTTACCGCCTCTTCGGCGTGGAAGTAGTGGACCACAACTTTATCTGCGCGTCAACATTGTGTTGCACAAAAAGTTCAACTACACTGAGCGCATGAAACTCATCGACTACTTCAACGAAGAACCGATCGGGGCGATCAAGGAGATGGCTGAGTACCTGGGTGTGACTCAGTCCTGGATGTCTCTGCTGATCCACGAGAAGCGACGGCCCTCTGCGGCCCTGGCCAAGAGGATTGAGGAAGCCACACAAGGCCTCGTGACGCGCAAGGAGTTGCGGCCAGATTTGTTTGCGTAGTAAGATTTCAGCACGCCGTGAGAAGCGTAAAAGGTGTGTCTGAGTCAGTCTCCTTGGGGGACGGCCTCAGATGCCGTTTTCATCACCCGCACAGGGTGCAGACACCCCCGGTAATTCTCACACTGGGGTCGTCCACCCAAGGAGATTGACTTGGTTACTTATGCAGCCCTCCGGGAGGAGGAGGTCACAGTCTTTGTGACCAAAGCGGGCCTGATTTGCTTCAGGTCCCACAGTGAAGAGTTTGGCAAGCCCGTAGACATCTTCTTGTCTCCAAGGCAGGCCCTCCTGCTGATGATTGACCTTCCTGACATCGTTGCCATGGCAGAAGAGTCGTTTCAAAAGTATTCGGAGGAGTTGGGCGATGCCGAACCGTCTAATCCGTGACGAGATGCTTGAGTCGGAAGCGATCCTTTCGCTGCCGATAGAAGCCCGATGGTTCTATGTCACCATCCTCTTGTCTGCTGACGATGTTGGCCTGTTTGAGGCCACCAGTTTCAAGTTGGCTAGACGCGCCGACATCCGCCGAGAGTCGGGTGACAAACTCCTTCAAATGCTCGCTGACGCCGACTTGATCCGCCTTTACGAGGTGGACGGGAAGCGGTACGGATTCATCCCGAAGTTCCGCCAAAGGATTCAGATCAGGCGCCTCAAGTTTCCAACGCCTCCTAGGTCCCTGATGATGGACGATCAGGACGCCATGAGCAAAATCAACGAGTTAGGTGCAAAAACAACCGTTGAACAACCGTACTTTACGGATGTTCAGCAGAAAGTTACGGTTGCCCAACCGTCTGAAGCGGAAGCGGAAGCGAAAGATATTAAAGAGGCTAACGCCTCTTTGTCGGGAACTGCGTTCCCTCCCTGCCCGCATGACCGGATCTTGAGTCTGTGGAAGCAGCACCTTCCTCACCTCGCCCAACCGCGGACCTGGGAGGGTTCTCGGCAGCAGGCCCTTCGGGCTCGGTGGGTCCAGGCCGCCAAGAAGTCCGTCTTCTCTGACGGCTACTCCACCGCCGAAGGTGGGCTGAAGTGGTGGAACTCGTTCTTTGAGTACATCGCGCAGGAGACCAAACTCTCTGACGGCTTTGAGTCCAACGGCAGGGTCTGGCGTCCTGACCTGCCCTGGGTTCTCAACGCCACCAACTTCGCCAAGATCATCGACGGGAAGTATCAAAAATGACCTTCAAAAAAGCAGATGTCCTGGCGGAAGACTCCGCCGACAGTTTCAAGAGCCTGATGTGCAAGGCTCACGGCTGTCCCAACCGTTGGTCCGTGGACCTGGGTGGTGGCGGGTTGTGCTCTCGGCACGCCTGGGTTGACCCCTCGAAGTGGGGTGAAGTCACGCGGGAGATGGCGGTCGCCTCCTCCTACGGGACTCCCGCGGCCTTGGTCAAGGCGGTCTCGGAGGCGGAGAAGGAGCAGATCCTGCGCCGTCTCAGCGAGATCGGCTCTCCTAGCGATCCGAAACTTTGGGCCAAGGCCCTGCAAGAGCGGGAGAAGCGGGGAGATCGTCTGACTCCTTTCCAGAAGTCGGCCTGGAGGGAAGCCTTGAGGGTGCGAGATGAGTGATCCATTCAAAATTAATGGCCCGACCTGCATTTCATTCTCGGGCGGACGCACCAGTGCTTATATGCTGTGGCGGGTGCTTCAATCTAATGATGGCCTACCATCAGATGCAAGAGTTCTGTTCTGCAATACAGGCAAGGAGGAAGAGGCCACCCTGCAGTTCGTAGACCGCTGCTCTCAGGAATGGGGTGTGCCCATCACATGGTTGGAGTACCGCGATCCGGCTCTTTTTGAAGAGGTCACCTTTGCCACTGCCAGTCGCAAGGGCGAACCGTTTGAGGCCGTGATCCGGCAGCGCGGCGGCTATCTCCCCAACCGGGTAGCACGGTACTGCTCAAGCGAGATGAAGACCCGCACGATGCACCGTTACCTCAAGAGCCTGGGGTGGGAAGAGTGGGACACCTTCATCGGTATCCGGGCCGATGAGCCGCGCCGGGTGGCGAAGTTCCGGGCGAACCCACATCCTGAGTACAAGGGCGAAGAAGTCCATATGCCGCTTGCAATCAAGCAGGTCGGCTCGCATGACATCGCAGACTTCTGGAAGGCCAGTGCGTTTGATCTGGAACTGCCGAACATCAACGGCAAGACGATGCACGGCAACTGTGACCTGTGCTACCTCAAGCCTGCCTCACAGATCCTGTCTCTGATCCAAGAGAAGCCAGAGCGTGCCATCTGGTGGGCAAAGGTGGAACAGCAAGCCGAAGCATTCGCAGGATCAGCCGCTCGCTTCCGTGACGACCGGCCTTCCTACGCAGAGATGGCAAAGTTCGCAGAGAGACAGCAGGATATGTTCGCCGATGACGAAGGCATACCTTGCTTTTGTGGGGATTAAGGTGACTCGTGAAGAAGCCCGCAAAGTCCTCAACCAAGTCCGTGAAGGCTCGGGAGCCTGGACTCGGGATCAGATTCGAGACGCTCTTACCGCCACCGGAGATCTGGAACCACATGAGGGACTGCGAGGCCCGGGAGTGGATCAAGAGGTACCGGGAGGTCGCCAGTACCTCGGGTGGAGCGCAGGCTCGACTCTGGTGGCAGCAAGTCTGCGAAGGCATTGAAAGACGCCGGGGTCCTGAAGCCCTGGCGGATTTGAAAAGACGAATGAACGAGCAGAGAAAGGTAACTGACAAATGAGCCAGATGGAGATGTTTGACAACGAGGGCGCGTGGCTTGCCCGGATGCGCAAGACTTGGCAGGAGAACATCCGCAAGGACACTACTTACTGCCCCTGCTGTGACCGCCCTGGTCGGGTGAACAAGCATCGGCTGACCAAAGTCCTAGCCCTGACCCTGCGGTGGATCATGGCCCATGGGTCCGACGACGGTTGGGTCAATGTTCAGTCGAAAGCCCCGCGGTGGATTCTGCGCAGCAAGACCTACTCGCTCCTGGAGCACTGGGGTCTGGTGGAGAGCAAGTCCTTCCGCTCCGGCATCTGGCGCATCACCCCCAAGGGGGCCTCCTTCGTCACCGGCATCATCACCGTACCAGAGGCAGCCTATGTCTACGACGCCAAGGTCGTCGCCTGGGAGCCGGTGCAGACCACCTTCCGTGCCTGCTTCGACCATTCCTTCGACTTCGACGCGATGATGTCCGAGACCTACGACTGGTCGTCACTGATCATCGAACCTTCCCCCAAGCCCAAGAGGAGACGCAAGTGAGCGAACTATCCGATTTCCAACGCAACTTCCTGCTCGGCCGAGGGGCGGGACAAACCCTGTACACCCAGAAGGAGTTCGAGGAGCGCCTCGCCCAGGCCAAGGCCGAAATCATGGCCATCGCCATCCAAACCTCCAAGCAAGCGGTCCAGATCGAACGCCGAGCCTGCGCAGAACTCGTTATGAGCCTCGCAAACGAGGAGGATGAGGGTGAGGTATCAACCGCGCTAAAAAACGCCGCCATGGCCGTTTTAAGGCGGATTCCGGGGCAGTTTGATGGCGAGTAGTCTGTCGCCAACCCAACGCAGCCTCGCCTACTTGCGGGAGCAGGGCTATTTGGTGTCCATCGTGGAGCGGTGGAACCCTCATGCCCGGATTCGGCAGGACCTGTGGGGATGGTGCGATCTCCTGGCCATCCGCAAGGGGGAGGTCCTGGCGGTGCAGGTGACGGCCTCGGCCGTCTCGGCCCGGATCAAGAAGATCCAGGAGTCGGAGACGATCGCCGCGGTGCGGGATGCGGGTATCCGGGTGGAAGTTCACGGATGGCGTAAGAACAGCAAGGGGAAGTATGTTCTCAGGATCGAGGACATCTCTTGACTGATCATGCGGTGGCAAGACGACGGGTTTGATGATCTGGGCATATGCGTAATCGTCTTTCTCCTGGCACTGGCGGCCTTGCTGCTGCTGTTGCTGATCTACGCCTTGCCCTGATGGCTTTGTGTGCTCTAGCAGTTTTGAAAGAGTGGGATGAGGAAGCGCAGCAGTTACCGCCCCAAGGGCGCCAACCCCAAGGCACACCTGATGGCCATCCAGGGGGCCTCCAAACTGAGCATCGACGATGTGCTGAAGTTCGTAGCGCCCCTAGACATGGCCATCGAGGCGGCAAGGCAGGCCAAGGCCACGAAGGAGCACTGGCAAGCGGTCTTCAACGCCATCAACCTCATCGAGGAGTTGGTGCGCAGGAAGGTGGCGCAGGACGAGGACGGGGCGATAGAGGCCATACAGCAGGCCGTAATCGACGCCCTGGACCGCCTGAAGGCTACGGGAAGCAAGACCCTCAAGGCGCAGGAGATCAACGCCCTGATGGACCTTCTGGGGGTGTATTCAGACCTGCTGTCGGGGATCACCCACAGCGAACTCTTCGAGGCAGAACTGGGCGTGCAGCGCCGGCTGATCCGGGTGCTGTCGCAGGGCCCGAGACCGGGCGAGATCGTAGTAAGAGCAAAAGGTGACCGATATGAGCGAAAGAATGATTGACCCCAACGAAGCGATCGACTTCATGATCAACCACTCCAAGAGGTACGCCCAGGCCAAGGCCAACCGCACCTACCTGGAGGAGTACCGCAAGACCATGAAGGCCGAACTCTGCAAGGACGCCCTGGCCAGAGGATTCGAGGCGGTCAACGCCCAGGAGCGCGAGGCCTACGCCGATCCGGAGTACAAGCAGCACCTCCTGGCCATCCGGGAGGCCATCGAGGAGGAGGAGCAGTTGCGGTGGATGCTCGTGGCGGCACAAGCCCGTATCGATGTCTGGCGCTCCATGGAGGCAAGCAACCGGGCTATCGAGAAGGCCACGCTGTGAACATCAAGCAGTGGAAGAACGCCGTGGCAGACCTGGGCTGCGGGATGTGCCGCAGGATGGGCTACCCCGGCACTCCTGCACAACTCCATCACCCTCGTGCAGGCGTAGGCATGGCCCAGAGGCAAAGCGACTGGCTCGTGATTCCCCTGTGCGAGCACCACCACACCGGCAGCAAGGGGTGGCACGGCACCAGGGACGACTTCAAGCGGCACAACACCAACGAACTCGACATCCTGGCTGATGTCATGGAGTTGATCATTTCGGGCAAAGCATGATTAAAAAGATCATCTCAACATCGGTGTTTGGGTCTAACCATCGGTACATCGTCGGTGCGAAAAGACAGGTCTCGTTGGCCAAGCATTACTACCCCAACTGGGAGTTCAGGCTATACACGGACAACCCGAACAACTTTGCAGATGTTGACGCAAATGTCATTCATATCAAGGATGGGACTAGCGGCACCTTCTGGAGATTTTTCCCGCTGTTTGAGGATGACTCCACGATTACGATCGTGCGCGATGCGGACAGCAGGATTACGGCCAGGGAGGCCATGGCGGTCTACGAATGGATGGCGTCAGACAAGGCCTTCCACATCATGAAGGACCACCCGCAGCATCCTCCGATTTCGATCCTTGCAGGTATGTTTGGGCTCAAGGGGCGCCTGGACAAGGAGTGCCTGGAGAAGATGATCCCGTACCTTTACAGCAAAAACGAGTACGGCACAGATCAGCACTACTTGCACTTCCATGTCTTCCCCAAGATCAGGGATCACGCCATGACGCACGAGATTTATCACGGATGGTTTGGTCTGTCTCGGCACTTCCTGAGCAATCGGTACGAGTGGGTGGGCAACGGTTGGTACGAGGATGATCGACCGGTGTATCCGCCTACGACAGAAGAAAAGGAAGGCTTTGATCCGATGGCTCTGCCAGACAGCGCCAAGTTTTCAAGTTACCCGGCACAGTTCGTATGAAAAAGTACCTTGTCACTAAAGGATGGGAAGGCTTTTGCGACCGCCTGCAGGCCTTGTCCTGGGCTGTTGACCTGAGCATGAAGTTCAACCGCACGCTGTATGTGGACTGGACCGACCGGATCTGGTCGAAGGATGGAGAGACTTTTTATACCTACTTCCGATTTGAGGGCCTGGACTACATCGAAAGCCCGAAGAAGTTGCCAAAGAATGGCTCTGTATGGCCAAAGTTCTGGACGAAGATCCTGAACAACCCACTGGATGACTACATCTACCCCATCAAGGAGCAGGTGGATCTTGATCTGGATGGGTATCACTTTGAGGACATCTGGGTTCACTCAGGTGTAGGTTTTAGGCGATGGAACTTCCCAACCCTGGTAGAGAAGTTGAGGTTCACACAAGCCACGAAGGAGGCCATCTTGAGCCGTTGTGAAGGGATTGATCCTCAACGGCCTGTGATTCATCTTCGTGGGACGGACAGGATGTCTGGAGTCAAGGCGCAGCGGTGGCAGGAACTGCTGAAGGTAGAGCGGCCGTACATCATCTCTGACGACCATAAGTTGGCTCACGATTACCTGCAGGCCAACAGCGGCGCCGAACTGATTTCGGCCACGCTGATGACGGCAAGTGAGGGAGGGCATCGCGCTGAGTCGTCGCCCTACTCAAAGCATGAGATGAACCTTGACCTGCTGAAGGACTTCTGGCTTTTGTCTCGGGCAGACCAAGCGTATGGGCTGATTGAGGAGAGCCTGTTCTGGCGGATGGCTCGCAACTTTCACGACTTTGGTGGACATAGAAAGGTGATGGAATGAAAGCACTCGTACTCGGCGCCGGTGGCTTTATCGGCTCTCACATGGTCAAGCGGCTCAAGCAAGAGGGCTACTGGGTTCGAGGTGTAGACCTCAAGTACCCGGAGTTTTCTGAGACTCATGCTGATGAGTTCTTCGCCGCGGATCTGACAGAGCCTGCGGTGATGGCCAAGGCCCTGGAAGGAGGGTTCGACGAGGTGTACCAGTTCGCTGCCGACATGGGCGGTGCGGGCTACATCTTCACGGGTGACCATGATGCAGATGTGATGACCAACAGCGCCTTGATCAACCTGAACCTGCTCAAGGCCTGCCGGCATGACAAGCCGCCGAAGATCTTCTACTCCTCGTCGGCGTGTATGTACCCTGAGCACAACCAAATGGATCGGGACAATCCGAACTGCGCTGAGGAATCCGCCTACCCTGCCAACCCGGATTCTGAGTACGGGTGGGAAAAACTCTTCTCAGAGCGGCTGTATCTTTCTTATGCCAGGAACTACGGCTATGAGGTCAGGATCGCCCGATACCACAATGTCTTCGGCCCAGAGGGAACATGGCGCGGAGGGCGCGAGAAGGCCCCTGCAGCCATTTGCAGGAAGGTTGCGGAGGCAGATGATCACATTGAGATCTGGGGCGACGGAGAGCAGACCCGTTCTTTCCTGTACATCGACGAGTGCATCGAGGGCACCAGACGCTTGATGCAGTCCGACTTTCAAGGCCCGGTCAACATCGGCAGCGACTACATGGTGTCCATCAACACCCTGGCTTCCATCGTCATGACAGTGGCGCAGAAGAGTTGGTTGGAGATCCGACACATCCCGGGACCGTTGGGTGTGCGCGGCAGAACAAGCGACAACCACCTCATCAAGGAGCGTCTAGGGTGGGCCCCTAGCCAACGACTGGTCGATGGCATTGAGCAGACCTACCGTTGGATCAAGGAGCGGTTGAATTCTGAGTAAAAGTTAGGGTTTATCGCTAGACACAGACTTGAACACGCTGTTAAAGTTCAGTCATCGCAGCACGGTGCTGCGGGTAACAGAAAGGTAAGTGACATGGACACCAACAACATCCCCCTGACCCAGATCGACGAACTGGGCCTGCTGCTTTCGCAGATCGCTGAACTGACCGCTAAGGCGGACAAGATCAAGGATGCCATCAAGGATGCGGCTACGGCCGGTGGCGACAAGGTCATCGAGGGCAACCTGTTTAAGGCTACGGTCGTCGAGGCCAACCGCAAGGTCACCGACTGGAAGGCCATCGCCAAGGTCTGCAACATCCCCGAGGATGTGATCATCGCCAACACGAGCGTCACCGCCGTGTTCTCGGTCAAGACCACCGCCCGTTGACTATGAGCCCCCTGATCCAAGAGTTCGTTGCCATAAATCCGGTGGATGCGGTCAAGCACCATTGGTTTGACATGAGCGCCGCATATCGCAAGGAGCAAGTGATCAGCGCCGAGATTTTGTCTCGGCCGCCTCCGTATCCACAGACGGCGTTGGTGTGCTCCTACGAGGGCAAGAAAGCCCTGATCTTTGTCGCTCGATTTGGGAACATAACCGGAGTTGCCGGGGTGCAGGTAGAGAACAGAAAGGTCCGCGACATCGCGCCGTTCTTCTTTTTGGTCGACGAAGAAGGGATCAAAGTTCGGCATAAGGACGGTACGCCGTTTGATTACCGCACAAGTCACGCTACCGGTGTTTTGGCTTTCCTTGCTGCGTTCTTGCAGTCTTTGGAAACCACTCCCGCCACCGGCCATTTGCCGATCAAACGCGCCAACTGGGAAAAGAAAGTCCGCCAGGGCAAAGTCCCGGTTTATGACTGGAAGACGGTGGTAATTGAGCCAACCAAGCCCAAAGGCAATGACCAAGGCGGCACTCACGCAAGCCCTCGGTGGCATGAGCGCCGCGGCCACTGGCGCACTATGAAGTCGGGCAAGAAGGTTTGGGTAAAGAACTGCGAGGTCGGTAACAAGGCCTTAGGCGCAGTCTTCAAGGATTACATCATTAAGGAGTTGGCGTGAATGAAGACGGAAGAGCGCATCGCCGCGGGCGTCAGCCTGTTGGCCTGGATACTGGTGTACCTCCTGGCCATCACGATCCTGCTGATGGACCTTCTGATCTGGCGCCCGGGTTAGTTCGGGCTCCTGACTGGTGGCCCTTCACCTACACGACCGCAGACAACCTCAAGCAGATCAAGAGGAGGAGGGCTGTCCTGAAGGTGCAGCAGTGGGTCAGATGGCCAGAAGCGTTGTTCTAGGGAAACTACCTAGTTGCAATGTCTTTGACTTTGCGTTAAAGTCCTAATCACTGCACAACGCAGGGTAACTGGAGAAACATCATGACAGCCACCAACGCACTGACCGCCAAGCGTACTTGGATTGCCTACATCGACGATGAGCGCGATCTTGGCAACAGCATCATCGTGACGCTCGCCGACGGTTGGGAATTCGCTGATGAGCCTGGGTGTGGCGTGCGAGGTTTTGACACCATGAGTGAAGTGAAGGCGGGGACTCTGAAGTCCTGCGTGCAGAAGTCTAAGGAACTCGCCTAACAACACCGGCCCCTTCGGGGGCCAACCTGGAGCAAAACATGAAGCACGAAGCAACATTTGAGACCACGGTGGCCGGCATCCCTTGTGGCGTGGTGGTGACGCATTACGAGATCGATCGCGCAGATGACGGCGACTTCGTGGAGCGTGACTGGTTCCTGGTGGACACCAAGGGCTACCGGGCGAACTGGCTTGAGAAGAAGGTCACCCGCCAGGAAGAGCGCCGCATCGCCTACGAGATCGACGAGGTGATGGCATGACTCTCGAAGACCTGACCCTCCTGGACGAGGCGATCGCAGAGGCAGAGGGCCTCCTGAGTGCTGCAGAGTGGTACTGGATCCAGGCAGCCCTCGAAGGCCAGTGGGCTGAGTTTTATCGCAGTGTTGGACTGATCTGAAAGGTAACTGACCATGGACATGAATCAAATCGAAGAGATGATCCTGACGGGTGTGGACAACAGCACCCCGGGTATGCGGTACGCACAGGGCTTCGGCCGCCTCGTGGGATTCTTGTGGGGCACCATCGAGCGCATGAGTCCCGAGGATCAGGCGGACACCCGCCGCCGCCTGGAAGAGTTCGCAGAGTTTTGGTCTGAGAAGGCCAAAAAGGTTGAAGAAACAACCACTTAGCAGTAAAATTCGAGGCTCTCGGGCCTCTTCTCAAGGAGCAATCATGCTGAAGAAGATCATCGCCGCCCTGGCCATCGCCGGCACCGCAACCGCCGTCTGGGCCTCGTGCACCACGCACACCGTCACCATCAACGGCAAGACCACCACCTGCACGACCTGCTGCACCGGCTCTGGCGCATATCGGTCCTGCACCACGACCTGCAACTGAACCCGCGGCCCCGAGAGGGGGCCAACTCGCATGGGGATTGACCTGCGGCCTCGCCTGATGAAACAGGATGAGCGGGTCTGGTGCAACGGACTTCTAAGCCGGAGCGCACTAGAGCAGTCCCCAGTCGAGTTGGTGAATGCGCAGGCTGATGCGCCGGAATAGTCGTGACCGCCTGCGTCGCGCCGACATTAAGGACGGCAGGCAAGCCGGAGATCAGCGCCGGCCACCGACTACCCATTCTCCGCAACTCAGGGTTAAACTCCGCGGCAGTGCAATGTCTCTGAAAGTACGAGATGCCCCGCAAATCCACCAAAACAGCGCCTGAGGCCTCCAAAGCCCCTGACCAAGGGGTAGATACCACCCAGGCCGCAGAAACCGCCGTAGAGCGCAAGAAACCCGGCCCGCCAAAAGGCTCAGGTGGCCGCCCCTCCAAGTACACCCCGGAACTGGCAGCAGAGATCTGCGTAAGGCTAAGTAACGGAGAGCCGCTAAGGCAAATATGCCGGGATGACCATATGCCCGCTTGGACTGCGGTGTATGAGTGGATGGCCCGCGACAAAGATCTTTCCGAACGCATCGCGCACGCTCGGGAGCAGGGCTTTGAGGCTCTGGCTGAGGAGGCGCTCCTGATCGCTGACACGCCGGTGTTCGGCCAGAAGCAGGTGATGACTGACCAGGGGACTTCCACCACGGTGGAGGATATGTTGGGCCACCGCAAACTCCAGATCGAGACCCGGCTGAAACTCCTGGCGAAGTGGAACCCGAAGAAGTATGGGGATCGAGTAGCCCTGGCCGGGGATGCGGAGAACCCGCTGAAGGTGGAGGCGGATGTCACCATCTTCGACGCCCTGATCCAGAACCTAGAGGCCAAGCGGCAGACGAAGTCGCATGGCTGACCCGCTGATCGAGACCCTCAAGGATGAGGAAGTCCGGCGGAAGTTCACCCTGCTACCTGCTGACCGGCAGGCAGCCTTCGCCTGGAGGGCTAAGTGGCTCTCCCAGGCTCACGACCACCAAATCCTGCCTCCTGGGGACTGGTGGACCATCTGGCTCCTCCTGGCCGGCCGGGGAGCGGGCAAGACCCGCACTGCTGCGGAGCAGATCGGATGGTGGGCCTGGGAGTCTCCCGGAACCCGGTGGCTCGTAGCAGCCCCGACAAGCGCGGATGTCCGGGCGACCTGCTTTGAGGGGGATTCGGGCTTGATCGCCGTGATTCCCGAGGTCCTGGTGGCCGACTACAACCGGGCGTACCACGAGATCAAGTTGACCAACGGCAGCCTGATCAAGGGCATCCCGGCCTCTGAGCCTGAGCGCTTCCGCGGTGGCCAGTGGCACGGAGCGTGGTGCGACGAGTTGGCCGCCTGGGACTACCTGCAGGACGCCTGGGATCAGATCCAGTTCTCCGTCCGCCTGGGCAAGAGAACCCGAATACTCGCCACGACCACCCCAAAGCCCAAGGACTTGATCGTCGACCTCATCGGCCGGGAAGGGGATGATGTCCACCTGACGACAGCGAGCACTTACTCCAACCTGGACAACCTCGCGCCATCCTTTCAGCGGCAGATCCTGCAGTACGAGGGGACGAAACTCGGCCGCCAGGAGATCTACGCTGAGATCATCGATCCTGAGGAGGGCGGCATCGTCAGCCGGGACTGGTTCCGCCTGTGGCCTGCAGACAAGCCCATCCCGAAACTGGAGTTCGTCGTCCAGTCCTACGACTGCGCCTTCACGGAGAAGCAGATCAACGACCCGACCGCGGCGATCACCTTCGGCGTCTTCCGCCCCCTGGATGGCCCGATGTCCGTCCTGATCATCGACTGTTGGCAGGACCGGCTGCAGTACCCGGATCTCCGGCCGAAGGTCATCGAGGAGTACGAGACCGTCTTCGGCGAGGGCAAGGACAAGAAGCGGGTGGACCTCGTCCTGGTGGAGGACAAGGCCGCGGGGATCTCCCTAATCCAGGACCTGCAGCGGGCTCATGTCCCGGTGAGGGCCTACAACCCCGGCAGGGCGGACAAGGTGCAGCGGCTATCCATCGTGGCCAACATCATCAAGGCCGGGAGGGTGTGGGTGCCGGAGAGCATGAACCGCAAGGGCTATGTCCGGGACTGGGCGGAGGGGATGGTCTCCCAGGTCTGCTCCTTCCCCAACACGGATCACGACGACTTCTGCGATGCCCTGTCACAGGCCCTGCGGTATCTCCGAGACGCAGGCTTCCTGAACATCGACCCGCCGCCGGACGAGATCGACGAGGAGGACTATGTGGATGCAGGGGTGAGGAAGCGTGAAAACCCCTACTCTGCTTGAGATGTTGACACCTCCCACACTTTCCCGCACAATCCTTCTCGTCTGTCGGGCTGGTAACCCGACAGAAGCACAAGTAGCGAATTGAGAACCCTGCTTAGGCGGGTTTTGGAAAGAGTGGAGTGGTGTGAAAAAGGCGATCGCGGCCGGTGCGCACACTACGAAGCGGCAATACCAAAGCCCAAAGCCCCCTAAGCAGGGTTTTTTCTTTGGTGCGCCGTGTACCTTGCCTCAAGAGTCTGTCGGGTTATGGGGAGGCATGGGGTATCCGGAGGAAGCGAAAGCGTAGGCCGGACTGCACCTTCCCTACAACGCTCTGGCTTGAGGCGAGACGCGCACAGAGGATGCAGGCGCAAAACAGGAGTGCTCCTGACGCATCCGGGGGTTCAAGTCCACCGGGGAGTGCGGCAGGGTCAAGGGCTGTGCAAGACGGCGCGATGTGCCGGAAAGCCTTGATGGTCGTCCAACACGCAGTGAGACGGCTCCCGGAAGGAAACCTCAGTGGCTCCATGCAGGCCGGGAAAGTGCTGAAGGTCGCTCTTGAGCGGCCTAAGGCAGTTTCTTGCCCTTCAGTTTCCTAGTCCACCATCAGGCCGGGGAGTAGAGATGAGGATCAACCTGAACTGCCCTTACAGCGAGAAGGATCAGGTCAAGGCTCTGGGGGCTAGGTGGGATGCTTCCCGCAAGGTTTGGTACATCGTGGATGTTGAGAACCTGACTCCGTTTCTGAGGTGGTTGCCCAAAGACAGGCAGAAGAAGAAAAGGCCTGTAGAAACTGGGGCGGGCTTCAGGCCGTTGTGTAGTTGCACTACACCGCCGTGGGAAGATTGCGAGCACACACAGGGTGTATTGGAGGGTGACGCTTTATCGCATCTCAGGGACATAATGGCCGAGGCATGAAGACAGAACTCCTCGCAAGCCCGATTCCGCACGAACTCCCGGCGGCAGAGGTCCGGGTGCAGATCACTCAGTGCCAGAACCGCTTCGAGATACTGGTCAAACCCGGGCAGGAAATTACTTCCTGGGATTCCTGGGTGATGCAGGGTAGATTGGCGCAGTGGCTACAAAGCCGCATAGACGCCCAAAAGTCCGGTGGGCATAATCCGCCGAACTCTTTTCCCTGAGGCTTGGCATGGTCGACAAAACCGCGGCGGCGCGTCTTCTTGAGGAGATGTTCCCGCAAAAGCCTAAAGAGCCGACCTTCGGAGAGCGGGTGCTTTCCGGTCAGGCTCCTCAGCAGGCCGAGATGCGGCCGTATGACCCGACGATCCGGGAGCAGGCTGCCACCCTCCTGCAGCGGGGGATGGAACGCCTGGGGACTGACCGCTACAAAGCCCGTCAGCGGGCGGAGACGGTCATTGGTGGCCCGAGCAGCAACCTGCCCTTAGGGATGGGGTTTGCTGACATCCTGCCTTTTGTCGGCACGACCTTCCAGACGCAGGAGGCCGGCAGGGCCCTGGAGAGCGCCGGAGAGGCTGCGAAGAGGGGTGACTATGTCGGGGCCGCTGTTGAGGGCGGCATGGGCGCTCTAGGGCTTGTTCCTGGCGCTCTGGGTGTTGCCCGCTATGCCCGACCTGTGGGCAACCTGACGGCGTCTGCTCTAGCGGCTGCGCCGAAGGTTCCGGGTGCTTTGTTGGAGACGGCATTCTCTGGGCCGCTTCCCGGCTCCCGTGAGGCGCAACGGGGCGCCATCAAGATGAAGGGCGGCAACTGGTTGGCCGGTGAGGTTGAGGGGGCGACTGAAGGATTGAAACCAAAAGGCCTCACTGCCGAGGATCGGCCACACTTGCTTGCTCGTATTGAGGCTATACAGCAAAGGGGTTTTGCTCCAGTCGATGAAATCCGACAGTTGGATGCTCTTACTCAGAATGAAGCCCTCAACAACTGGATCGACAAGAAACTCAACCGCTACATTAAGAACGAGATGGCCACACCGGAAGATCCGGTGCGGAAGTTGGCGGAGCAGGGCATCCTGCACTATCAGCCCCCTGCTGAGTCTCGGGTTATTCAGGCAAATGCTCAACTTCATCGTGGAAGCAAGCCTCCGCTTGGTCAAAACCTCACCGCTAGGCAGTGGGAAGATGTTGCAGATGCCGCCATCTTCCCGCAACTCGCGGAGTATCAAAAGGCATTTGGCAATATAGAAAAAAATCCGTGGCTCAATAAGGTTTCGCCTGAAACAGAGGTTTATGGCTTGAGCAGTGGGTCAAGATCGCTTGACCAAGCAGGTTTCGACCACCTGATCGACGAACTCAAGAACGCCATCCGTCCTGACTCCGACCTTCCTGCTCGTCTGCGCTACAAGCCTGAGGACCTGGAGAAGGTCACGATGGAGCAGGCTGTCCGCCGCGTCCACGACATCAACGAATACCGGGCAGCGAAGAAGGCGGAGGCCAACGAGGCTCTGGCCCGCAATCCTGCGACCTTCACCTTCAAGGAGTACCCGACCGTCCCCGGAAGCGACAAGCCCAACGCAAAGGGGTTGGCGTGGAAGGAGATCCGTGAGCCTGAGGCCGCAGTTGATAAGGCCGCGTCTCGTCAGCAACTTCAGGATGCCCTCAAGTACGAAGGCGATGTCATGGGCCACTGCGTTGGCGGCTACTGCGACGATGTGCTGTCAGGCAGATCTCAGATCTATTCTTTGCGCGACAAGAAGGGCGAGCCCCATGTCACGATTGAGGCGAAACCCGCAAATATAGATGTGGCGAAATGGTTTTCTTCATTGCCTCAGGAAGAGAAAAACTCCATTCTTGCCGCCGGATATAACGGATACAACATTCGGCATAGTCCGCAATTTAAGCAGGTACAAAATTCATTCCCGCCGGAAATCATCCAGATCAAAGGCAAGGCCAACCGCGCCCCAAAGGAAGAGTATCTCCCCTTCGTCCAAGACTTCGTCCGCGGCGGTAACTGGTCGCGGGTTGGCGACTTTCAAAATACCGGTCTGCGCGATATTGAACGCACTCCAAAACTCAAAGAGTGGCTGCGCTCGAAGAACATTGAAACGCCGAGATACCTGACTGAGCAGGAATACGGCAAGTACGAGAGCGACTTTTTGGCAGAACAACTCGGCATGAAGAAAGGCGGCGCTGTGCAAAAAGTACGCATCTCCGACAATCCGGACACAATGAACCTGGAGTTGATGATGGCAGGGGGCGGCAATCCCCGCCAGAAGTTGGCCAAGGCCATCGCTTCCGGGGTGAAGTCTCTGGCCAAGCCGGCAGAGAAGAAGTCAGTGCTTGAGAGCCTGCCCAAGGAGGAGGCCAAGCCTTACACCGAAAAGCAGGTCCAAAGCACGGCCGAGAAGTTGGTCCCGAAGATTCAGAAAGAGAATCCCAAACTCTCAGCCGCCGAGGTTGAGAAGCGTGCCTTGCGTCAGGCCGAGCAGAAACTCAAGTGGGAAAAGGTTGAGAAGCCGGAACTGGAGTCGTCTTACGGTGCTCTGGAGAAGGCCAAGTTCAGCCAGTCCCGCGCAGAGCGCTTGCGCAATGTGCCTGAGGTGGTGGAGAAGCGGATTCAGGAGACGCGAGACTTCCTGAAGGAGCCCACAGAGCCGTGGCAACCTCCCCGAAAGGAACTGCAGGCCTTCGAGCGCGAGCGCATCAAAGAGGCCCTGGAGGGCTTCCCTGGCGTAGAGCAGACCCGGTTTCCGCGGTATCAACCCGCTCGTGCTGACCTTAGTTACATCGACGAGATCTACGATGATCCCGTCAACCGTGAACTCATCAAGGGGCAGATTGCCCGAGGCTTGCCTCTTGGAGGGGAGACTTTCTATGCCTCCCTGTATCCGCTGAAGTTGGCGGCCTTGGACCGCGGCATCCCTGAAGAGAAGTTCAATCAGTTCATCTACAGCATCGCGCCGGCCTCCGCCCGCAACTCCATCATGAACGAGATGGCGGTCGGCCAGTTCATGCGGGATATGTATGCCCGCGGGCTGCCGTTGGATGAGGCGACCGTAAGCCGCGAGATGGCCGAGTTTGCTCAGAAGTACGGCAAGGGCCTGCCGCTGATGCCTGTGCATCGTGAGGGCGTCAAGAATGTTCTGGAGGGGCAGCAGGACCTGCGCGAGATGCTCAAGGCCGACATCCCGACCAACTACAAGATCCCGACCTACGGCACCCAGAAGGCGGGCGACTTCGGCAAGTCCATGGTGTTGGATGTCCACGAGTCTGCAGGCCAGACCCGCGGCAGCCGGTATCACCCTTACTTCACGGAGCAGGGCGGATTCGGTCCGACCGAATACGGAGCGGCAGAGGGCAAGATGCTCGACATTGCCGGTGAGATGGGCATTCCTGGCGGGATGGCTCAGGCCGGCCGGTGGTTCGGCGGCGGCGAACTCACGGGACTGGTGTCGCCCCGCGGTGATGCTTTGGACCTGTTGGAGAAGCAAGCCGCGTACACCCTCAACGGCATGGGCGTAAAGCCTACGCCGCGGAATGTGCGCAACTACATCCTGGACATGGTAGAGACCGGCCAGGGCGTTCTAATGCCCTGGTACAGCAAGACCAAGCCGATGCCTGATGTCCGCACCGAGAAGAAAAAGGGCGGCGCAGTGCGTAAGCCGAGGGGCAAGAAGGTCGAGATCACCGACAACCTTGACGCCATGCGACTGGCTGTCCAAAAGTAGAAAGTAACCCATGGCTACTGAATTCCCTATCGACCCCGAATACGGCCGTTTCATCGAGGGCATCCCCGACGAGATGGAGGAGGAGATCGAGGTCGAACTGCCTTCTGAAGAGGCCGAGATCGAAGAACTCCCGGACGGGTCGGCCATCGTGAAGATGGACACCCAGGGTCCGGAGGAGGACGAAGACTTCTACCAGAACCTCGCTGAGGTCATCGACCCGCTTGAACTGAGCACGATGGCCATGCGGTTCACGAAGTTGATCGACGGCGACAAGGAAGCCCGCTCCGAGCGCGACAAGCAGTACGAGGAGGGCCTCAAGCGTACCGGCATGGGCAAGGATGCTCCTGGAGGCGCTACCTTTATGGGCGCTTCCAAGGTCGTGCACCCGGTCATGGCCGAGGCTTGCGTGGACTTTGCCTCACGAGCCATCAAGGAACTATTCCCGCCTGACGGTCCTGTGCGGACCAAGATCATGGGTCAGGTCGACGAGGAGAAGACTCAGCGGGCCGAGCGCAAGCGCGACTACATGAACTGGCAGTTGACGGAGCAGATCGAAGAGTTCCGCGACGAGCAGGAGCAACTCCTGACCCAGTTGCCTCTGGGTGGCTCGCAGTACATGAAACTCTGGTACGACGAGGAGAAGAAGCGGCCCTGTGCTGAGTTTTTGCCTATCGACCGGGTTCTGGTGCCGTTTGCTGCCACGAACTTCTACACCGCGCAGCGGGCTACCGAGATCCACGAGATCACGGAGATGGAGTTCAAGCGCCGCATCCGTTCTGGGATGTACCGCGACATCAACCTGATCCGGGCCACGATGGAGCCGGAGGAGTCGAAGTCGCAGAAGGCCAACGACAAGATTGAAGGCCGCAAGTGGAACGACAACGAAGACGGTCTGCGCAATGTCTTCCATGTCTACACTTGGTTGGAGATTGAAGAGGACAAGCGGTCCAAGGGCCAGTTGGCTCCCTACATCCTGATGATCGACGAACTGGAGAACGAGGTCGTCGGTCTGTACCGGAACTGGGAGGATGGCGACGAGACGATGACCAAACTCGACTGGATCGTCGAGTTCAAGTTCATCCCCTGGCGTGGTGCTTACGCTATCGGCCTGCCCCACCTGATCGGCGGTCTGTCTGCAGCCCTGACGGGCGCTCTGCGGGCGCTGCTCGACACTGCGCACATCAACAACTCGGCCACGATGCTGAAGTTGAAGGGGGCGAAGGTATCGGGCCAGTCTCAGCAGCCGGATGTCACGCAGGTCATTGAGATCGAGGCGGCTCCTGGTGTGGACGACATCAAGAAGATCGCCATGCCGATGCCGTTCAATCCTCCCTCTGCGGTGCTTCTGGAACTCCTGGGATGGCTCGACAAGGCCGCCAAGGGTGTCGTGACGACCGCGGAGGAGAAGATCGCCGATGTCAACGCCCAGGCTCCGGTGGGCACGACCCAGGCTCTGATCGAGCAGGGTGCGGCTGTCTTCTCGGCCATCCACGCTCGTCTGCATGATGCTCAGAGCCGGGTGCTGAAGATTCTGGGCCGGATCAACCGGTGGTATCTGGACGATCAGCGCAAGGGTGAGGTGGTCGCCGACCTGGAGATCGAGCGCACCGACTTCAACCGCAACACGGATGTTGTGCCGGTGTCTGACCCGCACATCTTCTCCGAGACGCAGCGCATGGCCCAGATCCAGGCCGTCATGGCTCGGGCTGATGCTCACCCGGATCTCTACGATGTCCGGGCGGTGGAGGAGCGGTTCCTCAAGCAGTTGAAGGTGCCCGGGATCAACGAGATCTTGAAGGACACCCCGGCGCCCGAGGAGCGCAACTCTGCTGATGAGAATGTGGCCATGGCTCTGGGGCAGAACGCCTACGCCTACATTCAGCAGGACCATCTGGCGCACATCCAGTCGCACCTGGACTTTGCCCTGAACCCGGCTTTCGGCAGCAATCCGATCATGGCCTCGTTCTACCTGCCGCGCTCTCTGGAGCACATCAAGCAGCACATGGTGCTGTGGTACCTCAGCCGTACCAACGGTTATGTGAGGCAAGTGCGTGACGGCAAGCCGATCACCGAGGCTGAGTACGAGGACAAGCGCCTGACGGCTGAACTGGACAAGGTGTTTGCTGTGACCTCGCAGCACATCATGCTTGACGCGGAGAAGGCCTTCAGCAAGATCCTGCCGCTAATTCAGCAACTCCTGCAGGCCATGCAGCAGATGACTCCCAAGCCCCAGTTGCCGCCTGAGGCGCAGGTGCTGATGGAGACCTCAATGGCCGAAACCAACCGCAGGGCCCAGAGAGACCAGGGCGAACTTGCCCTGCAGGGCCAGAAACTGCAGTTGGATGCCGCAAAGTCTGAGCGCCGGGATCAGTTGGATGTGGCTCTGAACGCCGCGGACAACCTGACCAAGGAGCGCATTGAAACTGCACGCCTGACCCAGAAGGATCAGGAGTTGCAAGCCGAGCAGTTCGACACTGCAATCCGCCTCCAGAACGAGGCACAACGAAGCCTAGGAGCATTTTGATGGCCACCAACCCGTACCACAACGAAGCCGTGCCCCTGCACAAGCGTATCGCCGCAGGCGAGAAACTTGACGGCACTTCCCTCAAGAGCCAAGGCCAACCCGCCAAGGCACCCGCACAGAAAGGAGGCGCACTGAGCCAAGCGAAGAAGAAATGAGATATGTCGCTGACTACATCCATGCGATAGAGGCTCGGAAGGCTGAGATACGCCTGTCTATCGCGGCGGGAAATGCCGCGAACTGGGAGTCCTATCAACGGATGGTCGGTATTTATGCAGGCCTGGAAGAGGCTCTGCAGATCATGAACAACCTTCTGAAGGAAGAAGATGAAGATGAATGAACCGGTAGCGTTTACCGACGCTGATGTTGCTTGGGCTTTCCCGAGTGTTGACCCCGGTGCAAAACCTCTTGGCGGCCGCATTCTTGTGCAACTGCGCCGCACGAAGAAGAAAGCAACATCCGCGGGGATCATCCTAGTCGAGGAGACCAAGGAGACCGAGAAGTGGAACAACATGGTGGCTAAGGTCATCGCCATTGGACCGCTTGCCTTCCGCAACCGCGACACCAACGAACCATGGCCTGAGGGCTCCTGGTGCGAAGTGGGTGATTACATCCGCGTCCCGAAGTGGGGCGGCGACCGTTGGGAAGTTCCTGTTCCCGGCGAGGAGGATGGAATCGAAGACCCGGCGCTCTTCATGATCTTGAACGATCACGAGATCATCGCCAAGGTCACCTGCAACCCGTTGCTGATGCGTGCTTTCATCTAAGAGGAGTCCTATGAGCACACAGAACACCGAAGAGCGGATTGAGGTCAAGGAGGAGGTTGACGGCTCTGCCGTCGTGAACCTGCCTGACAACATTGCCGCTCCTGAGCAAGAGCCCGCGGATGAGCCCGCGGAAGAGGTAGAGGCCGCTGCGCCGGCCGACGAGGATGCCGACAGTCCTGGCGATTCCGACGCCCTGCGGGAGGCCAAAAGGGCTCGCCGCAAAGCCAAGCGGGAACTGGTCAAGAAGACGAACCAGGAGAAGGATCACCGTCTGGCCATGCTTCAGAAGCAGAACCAGGAACTGATGGAGCGCCTGTCTGCGGTGGAGCGCAAGACGCATTCTGCGGATCTGGCCCGGTTGGACAAGACGATCGAGGATTCTGAACTTCGCCTGCAGTACGCCAGGATGAAGATTGCGGAGGCCACGAGCGCCGGTGACGGCGAGGCCCTGGCCAAGGCCCAGGAGATGTGGTACGACTCTCGTCGGCAGGTGGAAGAACTCAAGCGTCTGCGCGAGTCGGCAGCCACTCCTCGGCAGCAGCAGAGCATCCCGGACCCCCGTCTGCAGCGATTGGCGGCCAACTGGATGGAGCGCAACTCTTGGTACAAACCCGACAACCGGGATACTGATAGTCGAATCGCCAAGCAAATTGATGAGGCCCTGACGGCCGAGGGTTGGGACCCGACCTCGGAAGATTATTGGGACGAACTTGATAATCGCTTGCAGCGGTATCTGCCCCATCGCTACAATCAAAAAGCCGACGAGTATTCCTCGTCTTCACGGAGTAGGCCAAGGAGTATGGTGACTTCATCGGGACGCGAGTCCCCGGCAAGCGCAGGTGGTCGCAACACTTTCACGCTCTCACCCGAACAGGTGCGTGCAATGAAGGAGGCGGGCTTTTGGGATGACCCCCAGAAGCGAGCCAAGATGATCAAGCGTTATGCACAAGAGGCCCGTCAAAACCAAGGCTACAGGAGTTAAGACATGGAATCTCGTCTCAAGAAATCACTGAAGAGCGGCGGCCGTCATGATCGCGCAAGCGAGGACGCGAGTCGTCTGCCTCCTCAAGAAAAGTTCATTTCTTCGCAGGAGCGTCGCAAGATGTGGAGCGATGAATGGACGCAGTCGGCACTGCCCAAGACCCCGGAGATTCCGGGATGGCACCTGTGTTGGCTTTCAACCACCAACGCCTACGACACCATCGACAAGCGTATGAGGCTCGGGTATGTACCGGTGATGGCCGAAGAGTTACCCGGATTCCAAAACTACAAAGTCAAGGCAGGCGAGTTCGTTGGACAAATCTCGTGCAACGAGATGCTGCTGTTCAAACTTCCCATGGAGGTCTATCAAGACATCATGCGGGAACTGCACTACGAGAAGCCCCGCGAGGAGGAGGAGAAGATCCGAGTCCAAGTGGAGAATCTGCAGGGTGCGCGGGACAGCAACGGGAAATCCCTTGTGCGGTTGGAAGGCGACGGGCTTGGACAGTTCGATTCACAGCCAACCAATTCTGCCCCCGTATTCGAGGGCTAAGGAGCAAAAATGTCTGCTACCAATGCTCCGTTCGGTCTGCGCCCCGCGTTCCATCCATCTGGTCTGGATCGCGCTCAGGCTCTGGCCAACGGTATCGTCTCGGCTTATGCCAACAACATCCTCAAGGGTCAACCGGTCAAGTATGTGACCGGCGGCACCATTGAAGAAGTCACTGGCACGGAAGCCTTCGTGGGCGCCTTCGCGGGCGTCGAGTGGACCGACACGACTGGTCGTCGTCGCGTCTCCAACTACTGGCCGGCCCAGACCGCGTACGAGACTGGCTCGTGCGTGGCCTATTTCTACAACGATCCCAACATCGTGTACGAAATCCAGGCTGACGGCGCGGTTGCCCAGTCGTCTATCGGCGACGAAGCCAACTTCGTTAACCTGACGGCGGGTTCTACCGTCACCGGCCTTTCGCAGTGCCGCCTGAATTCGACGCTTGTGGGCGCGAACAACTCGGGCCAAATGCGTATCGTCGATATTGCCCCCTATCCGGGCAATGACTGGGGTGATGCTTTCACGATCGTCCGTGTGACGGTTGCGGCGCATCAATTCGCTCAAGTTCGCGTCTCGGGTGCTAACTACACCCCGGTCGCTATCTAATAAGGAGGGCGAATCATGGCAGCCCCGATGCGTAGTACAGACTTTCGTTCCATCGTTGAGCC